ATATAAATTTAACATCACCAGTTCCAAATTTATCAAGATTAAATTCAACAAATATAACAACGCCAAATATAAATTTAACATCACCAGTTCCAAATTTATCAAGATTAAATTCAACAAATATAACAACGCCAAATATAAATTTAACATCACCAGTTCCAAATTTATCAAGATTAAATTCAACAAATATAACAACGCCAAATATAAATTTAACATCACCAGTTCCAAATTTATCAAGATTAAATTCAACAAATATAACAACACCAGATATAAATTTAACATCACCAGTTCCAAATTTATCAAGATTAAATTCAACAAATATAACAACACCAAATATAAATTTAACATCACCAGTTCCAAATTTATCAAGATTAAATTCAACAAATATAACAACACCAGATATAAATTTAACATCACCAGTTCCAAATTTATCAAGATTAAATTCAACAAATATAACAACACCAAATATAAATTTAACATCACAAGTTCCAAATTTATCAAGATTAAGTTCACAAAATATAACAACGCCAAATATAAATTTAAATTTAACACATTCAAATCCTGTTGATTTATCAAGATTAAGTTCAACAAATGTACCAATTAATAGTCCAGAATTTGAAATAACCTCAAATATTAATTTAAATAATATTATTGATAAAATTAAAACTACATCATTTAATTTACAAATTAATTCTAATTTTAATAGATTAGATTATTTAATTGATATTTTAAATAATAAATTTATAAATGTAAATTATAATAATTTATTTAATATTGAAAATACTGATGAAAAATGTGAAATATATAAAACTAATAAAGGTAATATTAAAAAATTAATTAAAACTGTTGATGAATCAATAAATACATTAATTGATATAAAATTTGAAATTACAAATAATAAACAATATTTTTTTATTTATAAATTTTCAAATAAATTTAGATATTTTATTAATAATAATAATTTTAATATTGCAGAATATATAAAAAATGATTTTTTTGTAACAAATTTTGAAATAACAAATTTAGATGAATTAAAAAATAAATTAAACGAAATTAAACATAAATATAATGAAATATTTATAAATTATGAAAGATATAAAATAGAAATTGGTTCAGATGTTAGTAGTTTAATATATAAAATAAAAAATAGAATAATTAATCCATTAGATATTCAAATTATAAAATATCGTAGATATTTAACAGATATTGAAAGTATATTAAATAATTTTCAAACTTTATCAAAAAATGATTATATTAAATTAAAAGAAATATATAATGATAAAGAATTAAATTTTAGTAATATTTTTATTGAAATTGATACTGTAAATGTAAAGTTAGTTGAATATATTAATTTAATTTTAAAATATACAACTTTATTACCTAATAGTGAATTGGAAAGTATAAAAATACAATTGGATAATGAATATATTATTTCATATCCTATAAAACCAGAAAATACATATAAATTATTTGAAAATAAAATTTATATTAATTTAATTAATAAAATACAAGATAGTAATATTAATAAAATAAAATTACATAAATTATATGAATTAATGAATATAGAATATTTAAATGATATAAATATAAAAGATAAAATTAAAATTTATATTGATAATATAAATTCAGATGATACAACTACAAATATTAATGAAGTATTTATAAATATTAACAATAAATTAAATGTATTAAAAGATGATATTATTAATGAAAACTATAAATATATTATAACATATTTTGCTAAATTATTACCACAACCATCTATAATAATAAAAAATCAACCTATAATAGATGAAAAAACTAAATTATTTAAAAATATTATTAGTATATATAATAAATTTAAAGATTTAAATATTAATTATTTAGAAAAATTATTAACTGTTACACCTAATAGTAAATTAAGTAATATTATTAATAAACATGCTGAAACATCTATAATAAATATTATTAATTATATGACTGATAATATAAATAATAATGATAATATAATTACAATATATAAAAATTATTTTTTATTAATAACACCTATTATAAATACAACAAATTCACTATCTTCTATAATTGAATGCATTAATAAAACAATATTATTTAAAAATACTTTTGATAATAATATTAAAATATATAATAATATTAATGAATTAATAGTTGATATTAATATACAAATACAAACTGGAGGATCTTTAATATCAACTGATATATTATCTATAACTAATTTATTAACCAATATTAGAAGTAAATTACAGTCAAATAATAATCAAGTTGCAAATATGAAAAATCATATAGATAAAGTATTTGAATGTAGTAAATTATATGCTTTAAAAAAAAATTTAAATAATAAATATAAAAGATATGAATTACTTTTAAAACAAATTAAAATATTTATAATTTATTTAAATATATATAAACAAAATAATGATATTTTATATTTAAAATATATTAATATTATTGAAATTAAGAATTATTTAATTATAATAAATAAAATAAAAAAAAATAATCAGGAATTATATTTTTTTTATTATTATATTTTTATAATTATTGAAAATTCATTTAATAAAATACTTGATAAATTTACAAATTTAATAGATACTAATTTAACTAAAATTGAATATAATGAATATTTAGATAATGAAAATAATAATTTTATTGTATTTGATTTATTTAAAAATAATATTATTATTATTTTTAATTATTTTAGACATATATTAGATTATCAATTTTATAAATTTAATAATAATGAAATTTATAATTGTCTAGATAATAAATTATATGAAATTGAATCAAACACAAATATATCACGGATTATAAATTTAGGTATAAATACTGAAATTTTAATTGATAAAAGTATAAATATTGATATTAAAAATATTATTATTGTAATTATAAATAATATTATAAATTTAAACAATACAAATAAAAATTTTACAATAAAATGTATTGATAATAATTCAAATAAAATATTTGAAATTATTAAATATATAAATGAAATTAATATTGATGAAATTATAACAGATAAAATAATAATATTTTTAATTAATGATATTAAATTAACAATAAAAATAATTAATAATTTAAAACTTAAAATTTATGATTATTTAAATTATGATATTTTATATAGAGTTATTTTAATAAATGAAAATATACAATTAACTAAACCTATTTATGAACTTTATGAAATTGATTATTTAATTGAATATAATAAAATTAATATAACTACAATTAATCCTAATAAAAAAAATATTATAGAATTATTTTTTAAATATGATCCATTATTAAAAGTGGAAAATATTACTTCTAATATTATTAAATTAATTAATGAATCTTAAATTTTATACACTAAAATTTGATTGTAAATTTGCTAAAATAGATGTATACATATTTGAAGGTAAACTTGGAACATAATTTAATGCTATTTTTGTAAAAAATAAATATTCAACAATTCCAACTAATATAAAAGTTAATATATTTTCACCAATAACATGAACAATTGTAATTAGTGATATACTGTTTGTTTTTATTAATATTATTACAAATAATATTAATACAAATACTAATAATACATCAATATGTACTATACTATTTATTATAGTTGTATTTACTGAATTTCTTTCTTGATCATCTTGATTAAATATATTTTTATAATAATCAAATATATATGAACTATTTGTATTATTATAATCTTTTATTGTATTTATAGTTTGTTTAATATTATCATTATTTGTTATATTTTTAAATGCATTATTAATTATATGATCTATCTCATTATTTAATGCAACTGATTCAATATTTTTAACATATTTTATAAAAAAAACACTTAAGAATAAAAATAAAAAAGTAACATGTAAAGCAATATTAAAAAAAAATTCTCCATTAAAATACTCTGTCATATTATTTTATATTATAAAAAAAAATTTTTATAATATATATATATATATGATTTCTGAATTATTTATTAAAGTTATTATAAATGTATTATTAATATCTTTATATTTAGGTGTATTCTTTTTTACATATGGTTCAATGTTACAAAAACAAGTTGTAAAAAGCCAAATGGCTTTTTTAGTTAATAATATATGTAATATAATTAAATTATTTGGACCATTTGTTAGTTTACAATTAAATACATTTTTTAAAAATATGGTTTTGCCAGATTTATCAGAAGAAGATAAATATGTAACTGAATTAAATAAAAAAACATTAAAAAATGCTGTTTATGCAAATGTTTTTTTAATTATTTGTGTTATTATGTGTGTTATTGGTATATATTATTTTGCAAAACAAAATAATGTAAGTATTAATTTAAAAAAAATTTTAACACAAAATTTTATTATTTTATTATTTATTGCAATTACTGAATTTACATTTTTTAATTATTTTGCTTCAAAATATATTCCTATTAATCCTAATCAAACTAAATTAACTGTTATTAAAAATTTAGAAAATATTTTATATTAAATAAATAAATGAATTAAAATAATATAATTTATTATATATCATATTATATTAATACGTAATGAAAGTTTATTCACATAGTTTACAAGGTAAAAGACCAACGCAAGAAGATCAACATATTATAAATATTAATCCAAATATAAAAAATAGTTCGCAAATTTTAAATAATATTAATTTAATTGGCGTATTTGATGGTCATGGAGGTAAAACAGTTTCTTATTATTTAAAAAAAAATTTATCTCAATTTTATTTTATTAAATCTAATTATAACCATAATATTTTTTTAAAAACATATTTATTTAAAAGATATACTGAACATATTTTTGATATATTACAAAATGAATTAAAAGAAACCCATCCACGTGCATCAGAATATTGTGGATCTACAGCATGCATTGCAATACATACACCTGATAATATTTTATGGGTTGTTAATGTAGGTGATTCACGAGCTGTTTTATGTGATAAAAATGGTAATGCAAAACAATTGTCCATTGATCATAAACCTAATGTTCCTGATGAAAAAAAAAGAATTGAAAGTTTAGGAGGAAAAATTGTTTTTGATGGTAATGATTGGCGTATTAAATCTTTATCTTTATCTAGAGCATTTGGTGATTTAGATTGTACACCATATGTTACACATGTACCAGATATTTTTAAATATAAAATTAATTCTGACGATAAATTTATTATAATAGCATGTGATGGTTTATGGGATGTATTAAATAATCAAGTAGCTGTTGATTATGTTAAAAATTTATTGTTAAAAAATATAAAAGTTAATTATGCCGAAAAATTAGCATCATATGCTTTAGCAAAAGGATCAACAGATAATATTACTGTTGTTGTTTATTTTTTTTTATAATTTAAGATATTAAATTTTTTTTTAATGAATCCAATAATAATGTATATAATAATGATGGTGTAGTTGGCACATATTTTAATGCAACTTGAGTAAAGAAAATATATTCAATTATACCAACAATACCAAATGTTAATGTATTTTCTAATAATATTAGTTTTAAATCAGATCCTGATATATTTTTATTATGGTAAAAATAAAATGCAATTGATATAAATATTATTATTAATAATATATTTACTAATTTTATATAAAAATATACTTTATCATTTGATGATTTTTTTAATGAATTTTCTTTAGAAAATAAATTAAAATAATAATCATAATAATTGTCATATGGAAAAAGATGTTTAAACGGTTTTAAATCTATAAATGATTCATTATTAGATAAATTATTATTATAAAATTTATTTAATTCATTATTATCGGCAAATGATTTAATATTTGAATATTTATTCATTAAATTAGTTTGTTTTTTATTTAGTTCAGTATATTTATTAGTTAAATTACTATTAATATCTGTTAAATTTTGATTATTAGATAAATTATTATTATATAAATTATTTAATTCATTTTCTAATATATTTAATTCATTTTCTAAATTATTTTTTTCTGCTAATGATTTAATATTTGAATATTTATTCATTAAATCTATTTGTTTGTTTTTTAATTCGGTATATTTATCATCCAAATTATTTTTAATTCCAGTATATTTATTATTTAAATCACTATATTTATTATTTAAATTATTATTTATTTCACTATATTTATTATTTAAATTATTATTTATTTCACTATATTTATTGGATAAATTATATTTAATATTATCAATCATTGGACTATTTTTTGTACTTTTTATTGTACTATCTATCATATGATCAATTTCACCATTAATTGCTGATTGTGTAATATTACTTATGTAATATTTAAATAACAAAGATAAAATTGTAAATAAAATAGTTATATGCAAAATAATGTTCACACAATTTTGAGGTGTAAAAGATGGAGTTTTTAATTTTAACATTATATTATATATTATAAAAAAAAAAAAATTTATATATAAATATATATATATGAAATTAAATAAATCTGAACTTTTTTCTAAAGTATTTATTAATGTATTATTATTTTCAATATTTATTGGTATGTTTTTTTTTACTTATGGTGCAATGATTGAAAAATCAGTATTATCAAGTCAAATGAATATATTAACTGCAAATATTACAGATACAACTAAATTATTTGGTTATAATGTTAATAATTCATTATTAAATTATATTAATACAATTGTTTTACCTGATTTATCTGAAGAAGATGAATCAGTAAATAATAATAATAAAAAAATTATTACAAAAGTAATTAATATAAATGTTATATTTTTTATAGTTGTATCATTTATTATTTATTTTGTTTATAAAAAAAGTAATAAATCTTATGATCTTGGTGAAATAATTTCAAATAATTTAGTTATATTATTTTTTATTGCTATAACAGAATATTCATTTTTGACATATTTTGGATCAAAATTTATTAGTATTGATACAAATCAATCTAAATTATCTATTTTAAAAGCAATTGATAAATATTATTATTAATAAATTAATCAATTATATGTAAAGGTATCCATTTTTCAAATTTAGAAAAATATACACACTCAACTTTTGTAAATGGTTTTGTTATATTTTCTGTACAATAATGAGATATTTTTAAATTTGGTATATGTGCTATTCCAATTTTATTTTCATTTTCATTATAGCAATTACTATATAAATAATACACATCAGGTATATCTGTTTTATTTATGTATAATATCTTTTTTTTATTTTCTTTTTCATATGAATATTCTCTTTTTTTTAATATATTTGTAAAATTACTAATAAAATCTAATGAATTATCTTCAATATTTTCAATACAAGAATTTTTTATTTCTATTTTATTTAATTTATGTTCAATATGAATAATACAATTACCCGATAAAGGTGGATAAAAAACTAAACCATTAGATACAATTCCACAATTTGGAATAGTATTATTTATTAAATCTTTTAAATCAGTATAACTATATAATTTATTTAATTTAAAATTAAAATTGTCACATGAATTTTCTTTTAAATTTAAATTTATTATATCATTTAAATAATTACTTTTATTATTCATTTCCATATTTAATATTTTTTTTGACATCATACAAAAACAATCTTGTATTAAAAAATAATGTTTATTATCTTTTTGAACTATTTTACCATCAAAAATAGTTCCTAAATATAATTTTTCACTTGTATTTATTGAAACTTTAACAATAAAAATAGTTTTCATATCAACTTGATTTCTATGATATGATAACTTTTTGCGATTTACTAAAATAGCATAATTTTTATCAAATAATTTTGTAAAAATTAAAAAATAACTTAATCCTTTATAATTTGGTGTTACATAATGCTCATTTTCTTGAAGAAATTTTAATTTTGATATATTATCTAACATACCATATCGCAAATTTGATAAATTTAATGTTGAATATAAATAATCTATTATTTTTGTTTTTGTATCATTATCATTTAATAATATTCCATCTGAATTTCCAATTAATATTCTTTTTCCCATTCTTTCTACATATATTAATTATTATTTTTTAAATCAATTTTTTTATTGTGTTAATTTATATCATTTATATCATTTATTGACATTAAATTAGATAAATTAGGATCATATGACATACCGTCTGATTCATTTTCATATTCCCAATTCAAATTTGATAATACTTGTTCACCTTTAAATCCGCCATTAATTTTTTGTTCTGTTTTTATTATTTTTTTTTCTTTTTCATATTTTTTTGGATCATTTATTAATTGATCATATACATCTTGTATTTTTCTATCAGCATAGTCTATTTGATGTGGAACTAATGAATTATGAATATTTGCATCACTCATCTGATTAAATTGTTTATATGTATCATAAATAATATTTTGTTGAGATGGTAATAATTCTGGATCTTCTAATTCAAAATTATTAAATTTATTTTTACTATTATTTGATTTTTTAAAAGCCTCATTATATACTGGTTTTGATTTTGGCCCTAAATCAGATAATTTTTCAGTTAATTTATTATAATTATCTAAAACAACTATATTATCATAATTGTAATCAATATTATTATAATTATTATTAGCTTCATATTGTATAGTACCATAAGTTGGTATTTTATTATGTATAATATTTGGTATATTATTAGATGTATTTTTTAGTTCATCTTTATTTTTAATTTTAATATGATTTAATATTAATAATATTAATATTATTAGTAATATATTTATTAGATTAAATGACATTATTATATAATTAGATAAAATTTAAATATTTATTAGTTTTTTATTATTTTATTTAATAATGTTATTTATTATAATAAATAATATTATTAAGTTACATCAATATTTGTGTTTACCAATTATATTATAATACAATTATTAATTTACTAATGATGATATATCTTTTGTTATTTTGTCTTGATTATTATATAATAATATAATTAATTTATCTTTTTTTAATTCTTTATAATTATCGTATTTTTTATTTATATTTTCATCAATAATTGGTGTTTCTTCATCCTGAATTTTATCTATTAAAGATTTAACACGTTCTTTCATATGTGAATCAATTTTATTTGTATTTTCTATTTTATTATAAATTATACTAATATCATTTATTCTATTATCAATTAATTCATTTAATGATTCTGTTTTATTTGCAGTTACAAAATAACCAACTTTATCATCATATTTATATGCATAATTATCTTTTAAATTTGTTATTAATAAATTTTTTAATTGATCATATTTTCCTAAATTACATATTTCAACTATTTTTTCTAAACAACAATAACCAGAATTAATTATTATTCGTTTATCTTTATCAGTTAATATTTCCTGTATATTTTCTTTACTAAATCCAATTATATTTATATTATTTGTTATATTATTTTGTGTATTATTTTGCGTATTATTTTGTGTATTATTTTGTGTATTATTTTGTGTATTATTTTGATTTTGTATTTTATTGTAACTCCTATTCATTAATATTTTATTTAATGATTTAAAAGTAATATTATCAATATTTTTACCATTTTTTAATTTTAATTTAATTTTCATTATTTGTTTTTCTTCTTTTAATTGTTCTAATTTAATTTTTTCTATTTCTTTTATATTTTTTTCTTTTAATTGTTCCATTTTTATTTTTTCTAATTCAATTATATTATTTTTACATATTTTCTCATGTCTCCATTTATTTTGAAAATGATTAAATATTTTGTTACATTTATTGCATATATATTTTTTACATTTATTTAATTCATTATTTAATTCATTATTTAATTTATTATTTAATTCATTATTTAATTTATTATTTAATTCATTATTTAATTTATTATTTAATTCATTATTTAATTCATTATTTAATTTATTATTTAATTTATTATTTAATTCATTATTTAATTCAATATTATTTGGTTTATGAAATTTTTTATTATGTGACCATAAACTTTGATAATTTGAATACTGTTTAGTACAAATATTACATATATATAATTTGTTGTTCATTATATACATATATATATATATTCTTTTATATCATAAAAAATATAATCCTTTTATAACCATTCTGAAACAAAAAAAGGATTATAAAAAGATTATAAAGGGATTATATATAAAAGTTTATGAGTGTTCATCATTATATTATATATTTATATATAAATATATAATATTTACATTATGAATAATCAGTAAATATAATTATAATATATATGCATCATTAATGATTTTATAAATGTTCTTAAAAACTATATAAAAACTAATATGGGAGAGAAAAAATTTATAAAATAATTTATAAAATAAAAACATAAATTTATAAAATAATTTATAAAATAAAAACATAAATTTATAAAATAAAAACATAAATTTATAAAATAAAAACATAAATTTATAAAATAAAAACATAAATTATGTTTGAAAATATTCAATAATAGATTTTTTCATTAATTTAATATCACCTTCAAAATAATCTCGTCCATATTCCATTTGTTGATTAAATTCTTTTTTAAATTGACGATACAATATTTTTTTATGTTCATTAGATTTATTACAATAAAATGCATATTTAATTTTTGTTCCATATTCAAAAGTTTTTAAATAATTGTCCATTCTAATTGAATTACATAATTTAAAAATATTATGTTCGATATGATCTTTTTTTTGAATAATAAATATACCTTCTTTATTATTAGTAATAATATTATTTTCAATATTTAATTTAATTTCTTTTTTATTAGGATATATATTATATTTAACTAATAATTTATCATTTTTGTAATAGGACATAATAATATTTATCATTTCTTTTAAGTCACCATGAAAGTATTCTCGTGCCATATTTGACGGTGATGCATAACGGTATAATTCAAAAGTAGTTTTAAATATTTTTAATAGTTGTTTTTCATCATTACTACAATAATTGGTATGAATTAAAAACAAGTATATACTTTCAGGATATTGAGAGTTATATTCTCGTAATCTTCGTACATCATTTATAGTTTTTCCAATTTTAAATATATTTTGATCAAAAAAAAAATCTCCACGTAATAAAATATAAATATAACCAACATCAAGTTTTGTTATATTTGTATTTGTATTTGTATTTGTATTTTCTGTATCCAATTCAATGGTTTTTTTAGTATTTTTTTTTTTTATTGTAGTCATTTTAATTATATGTTATTATAATTATTAAAAAAATATTCAATTTTTTATTAAAAAAATTTTACCAATTTTAATAAAAAAAATTTCACCAATTTTAATAAAAAAAATTTCACCAATTTTAATAAAAAAAAAAATTTCACCAATTTTAATAAAAAAAAAAATTTCACCAATTTTAATAAAAAAAATTTCACCAATTTTAATAAAAAAAATTTCACCAATTTTTTTATTTTTTAATAAATAAAAAATAAAAAAATTGAATTAAAAACATTTTTTGTTTATATTAAGTAATATGGAAGATTTAGAAATATTAAAAATAATAAAAAAAATTAATAAAGATCCATTTAGTGCAGATGAATTAAAACAAGAAGAATTGGAAATGGTTATTACATATGCTGCAGATAAATTTTTTAATACAAAAAAATCGGTTATGGAAGATAATATATATGATATATTAATTGATTTTTTAAAAGAAAAATATCCAAAGTCAAAAACACTAAAAATAATTGGTTCAGTACCAAAAAATAAAGAAAAAGTAAAATTAGATTATTGGCTTGGATCAATGGATAAAATTAAACCTAATAATAATGAATTTGATAAATGGTTTAATAACTACACTGGACCATATATTATTTCAGATAAATTAGATGGTATATCTGCATTATTAGTATATAGATTAAATAATATTGTAAATTTATATACACGTGGAACAGCTGAAGAAGGAACAGATATTACACCATTATTAAAATACATTGATGTTCCAAATATTGATAAAATAAAAACATGTAATTTAAATAGTTCAAAACCAAATATTTTAATGGCATTTCGTGGTGAATTAATTATTGATAAAGAAACATTTGAAAAAAACTGGAGTAAAAAAATGAAAAATGCAAGAAATACAGTATCTGGATTAGTTAATAGTAAAACAATAAATCCTAAATTAGCAATAGATACAAAATTTGTTGTATATGAAATAGTTGATCCAATATTATTACCAGAAAAACAATTAAAATTATGCAAAGATTTAAATTTTAATGTTGTTAAATACAAAATTAAAACTAAATTAGATATTGAAATATTATCAGAATATTTTAAAAAAAGACGTACAGAATCAGAATATATGATTGACGGTATAATTGTAACAAATAATACAATATATGAAAGAAATAAAAAATCAAATCCAGAATATTCTTTTGCTTTTAAAGATATATTGGAGGATCAAATTATTGAAGCTACAGTTATTGATATAGAATGGAATATTTCAAAAGATGGATTAATTAAACCTGTATTAATATTAGATCCAGTAGAAATTGGTGGTGTTGAAATATCAAGAGTAACTGCACACAATGCTAAAAATGTTGTTAATTTACAATTAGGAAAAGGAGCAATAATAGAATTAGTACGAAGTGGTGATGTTATACCAAAAATAGTAAAAGTAATTAAACCATCAAAAAAAATATTATTACCGCCAGAAAATACGTGGACATGGAATGAAACAAATGTAGATATAATATCAAATAATTTAGAATCAAAAGAAAAATTAATAAAAAATATATATCATTTTTTTTCAACATTAAAAACAATAGGAATGGGTGAAAAAGTTGTTAAAAAATTAATTGAATCTGGATTTGATACAATTAAAAAAATATTAGAATCAACTTCTTTTGAAAATGTTGATGGTATACAAAAAAAGAGTTCTGATAATTTAATTAAATCAATAAAAAAAAAAATAACAAATATTGAATTAAGTAAATTAATTGTAGCAAGTAATTTAGCACATGGTATTGGAGAAGAACGAATAAAATTAATACTTGATAAATATCCAAATATATTATCTGAATATAAAAAATGGAGTAAAGATGAATTTATAAATAACATAAAAGAAATTAATGGATTTGAAGAAAAATTAAGTAAATTATTTGTTGATAATTTTGATAATTTTATTAAATTTTATAAAGACATTAATAAATTTATAACTATACAAGAACAAAAAATAAAAAAATATGTCAAAAATAAATATAGTGAATTAACTATAGTTATATCTGGATTTAGAGATCAAGAATTACAAAAATTTTTAGAAGATTCGGGTGCAAAAATTGCTAATTCTGTTAGTAAAAATACTGATTTATTAATTGTTAAAGATGAAAATACAATAATACAAGAAACTGGTAAAGTTAGACAAGCTATTAATTTGAATATTAAAATTGTTACAAAAAATGATATTAAATATTAATTGTTTATTTGTATTATATTTCAATAGATTTCATTTTATCATTATTTTCTGTATTAATAAATTTTTGTTTATTTTTACTTATTACAACAGACAAAGCTATAATAATTATTATTAATATACATATAATAATTAACATAATAACCATAATATTCATAATATATATAAATATATATATATTAATTTTAATTTTAATTAATTAAATTAAAAATTATATTTCTACTGATTTATCAGAATATATAGATATATTATCTGTATTATTTATACTATTATTATCTGTATTATTATCTATATTAGTTATATTATTTATATTATCATCATTATTTATATTATCTAATATATTATTTAAACCTTTTTCTATTTTATCCCATTCTGGATAATATAAATCTGATTGTGTATATTGATCATCTTTTAATACACCATATATAATTAATGCCATTTTTGATGCATATTGTTCTCCAAGTTTATGTGAATTTGCTATTCCATAACCAATATATTTATCTTTTTTATTTATATTATTATTTTCTGTATTATAATTATGTTTATATAATCCAATTAAATATTTACGTTTATGAGCTGGACCTTCATAATAAATTATATCATATTTTGGATGTGTCCATTCTTTACTATGATGATATCTTAATAATGTATCTTTATAATTATTATCACAATATAATTTTTGACTATAATCAATTAATGTTTCTAATAAATTTATTACCAATAATACAACAGGCATAAATCCATTAGATTTAAATAGTGCACCTATAAATGCTTCAAATATATCTTCATGTAATCTTTCTAAATTACGTCCATTTGTTAATTCTATATGTTTTGATATTATAAAATATTTACCTAATCCAATTTCTTTTGACATTAATGCTAAATTAGTTTTATCTTCTAATTTTGTTTTTAATCGTGTTATAAATCCTTCATTTTGATATCTATAACGTTCAAATAGATAAAATGTTATTATTAATTTTAAAACACTATCACCTAATGTTTCTAATGTTTCATATGATTCATCTCTTAATTCAATTAATTCTAAAGGATTATTTAATTCTTTTTTTGCATCTTTTAATATTTCATCTGTAAAAAAGTTTTTTTTACAATATGATTTATGTGTAAATGCTTGTTTAATTATTTCCATATTATTTATTTTATCTACTTTAACATTATAATTATCTAATATTCTTATTAAATCATTTTCTGTTATAAATACATTATTTATATTATATGGAATTTGAATTATTTCTTCTTCTCCTAAATTATTTATTATTTTTATTCCATTATTTATATAATTTGTTTCCATTTATTATATATAATATTGCATTAATCTTTAAAGTGCAATTTTTTTATAAAAATCTATAAAATAGATTTTTATAAAAAATTGGTGAAATTTTTTTATAAAAATATATATTTATAAAAAAATTGGTGAAATCTATAAAATATATATTTATAAAAAAATTGGTGAAATCTATAAAATATATATTTATAAAAAAATTGGTGAAATCTATAAAATATATATTTATAAAAAAATTGGTGAAATTTATTATTTATTATTTATTATTTATTATTTATAAAAAAATTAATTAAATTTATTTATTTGATGGTATTGGCAATATAATATCAACTAATTTTACATAACTCATCATTCTCATTTTACAACAATATCTTTTTAAATTTAAACTTAATAAAAGATCTTGCTTTTTTTTTTCTTTTTCATCATTACTTAAATTTGGATTATTACATATTTCATTACTTTTGATTTCCCATTCATATGTTTTTTGACCTAAAAAATAACCGCAAGTTGGACAAGTTTTATATTGCATTTTATAGTATTAGTTATTAATATAATAAATATTCAAATTTTTAAATATAAATTAAATCTTGATATATTTAATGACATTTACAAAACCTACATTACAACAAACAAAAATATATAATTTGGACAATAGTACAGCTAATAGTTCAGTAAATTTAAATAGTTCATATAATAAATTATATAATAATACAGTTAATACAACTAATAATTTAAATAATAATATAATTAATAATTTAAATAATAATATAATTAATAATTTAAAATATATAGAAGAAGATGTATCAGAATTTGATATATATTCAGTAAAAAGAAATTATGGTAATAATAAATATAAATATAAAAATAAAAATCAAAAATATAAAAAACCAGTAGAAAATATTATGTTTGATGTTAATGAATTTATTTATAATTTATTAGATATAATTAATAATAATAAAAATCCAATACCTTATATTTTTTATAATAATAATAAATTTTTATTTGCAATATTATTAATAACATTTGGTACTATTATATTATTATTTAATGGTTTATTAAAATAATTAATTATTTTTATATTCAGGATGTCCTTGTTCTTTTTTACATATAGGACATTTATAATTATATTTTTCAAACCATTCTTTAATACATTCAGAATGATAAATATGATTACAATTTAATTCAATTACTACTTCATTTTTAACTAATTTTGCTAAACATATATTACAGTCTGTAATTAAATTTTCTGTTAATATATATTTATTTAATTTATCAATAGTTTCTTTATTTAATGTACAAACTACATCATCAGTTGTAAAATTATTAAAAACAGTATTTGTTAATATATTATTAAAAATATATTGTGGTGATAAATAATTAAAATCATTTTGATTACCATTTAATAAATTAGGTAAATTATTATATTCTGGCGCTAAATAATTAAAATATGGTATATTTGTATTATTTTGAATAAAATGTAAATTATTAAATATATTAGGCAAATTAGGTAAATTATTATCTATTAATTCAGGTAATTCTGATATATCACTATTATTATCATTATTTTCATTATCATTATTTTCATTATTATTATTTTCATTATCACTTAATTCACTATTATTTAATTCACTATTATTTAATTCACTATTATTTAATTCACTATTATTTAATTCACTATTATTTAATTCACTATTATTTAATTCACTATTATTTAATTCACTAATAGTTTCACTAACAATTTGATCAAAAAAATTTAATAAATTTGACTGTAAATTTATTTGTGGAGGATTAATTTCTTCAATATTAAATAGTAATGATGAATTAAATTGAATGCCATAATGTTTATAAAAATTTTGTATTAAACCATTTGTGTCTTCTACTGATATACCATTATTATACAAGTATTTTTTTAGCATAATTATAATATTATATTCATCATCATATTCATCTTGTAAAGATACACGTAATGCAAATAATATTTCATAATCAACAATAGGTTCAGCATTTTCTTCTGGTAGTAATTCTTCAATATTATTAATTAATTCTTTATGTTCATTAATTGATTTACTGTCAATTATTAATTCTTTATGTTCATTAATTGGTTTACTGTCAATTATTAATTCTTTATGTTCATTATTTGATTTGTTATCGTTAATTAATTTATTGTTGTTAGTAACTATTTCTTTATAATCAGTAACTATTTCTTTATAATCAGTAACTATTTTTTTATAATCATCAATTAATTCTTTATATTTATTTATTGATTTACTATCACTAGACAATTCTTTACTGTCATTAATTGATTTACTATCACTACATAATTCTTTACTGTCACTAGACAATTCTTTACTATCATTAATTGATTTACTATCACTAGATAATTCTTTACTATCACTAGATAATTCTTTACTATCAATATATAATAATGTATTGTCAATCATTAAATTACTAGATACTTTTACATTATTATTAGTAATTTTATTTTTATTCGTTGTTTTTTTTATTTTTTTATTTAAATTATCCATAATCAATATAATATAATATATTTTTAAATTAAATAAATCAATTTTTTTTTCTATAATTATTTAAATATATGTTAATATCAATAGGTAATTCGTGTACTATAAGGCACCATATAGATATTTACAATAATTATAAATTAAAAACAAATATATTTGATTGGGTACTGGTAAATATAGAATGTGTATGTATAATATTAAAATATTATAATAATTTTAATTTATTATTTAATATTGACAATATATCAAAAGATGGTAACCATGAAAATAATTCAAAAATAATAGTAAAATTATTAGATTATTTAGATACATATAAAATAAATAAACCTTATTTTATTAGTTATCACGATGTAAAAATAAAATACACAAAAAAAGATATATATGAATTTATAGAAAAATATAAACGAAGATTAGAAAGATTAATAAATATAATACAAACATCAACTGAAATAATATATTTTATACATTATGGAATAATAAATGATGTAATAAAAAATGATTTTATAAAAATAATAAATAAAATAAATAATAATTGTAATTTTAAATTATGTTCTTTATACGATGATAATGATGATATAATAGAACCTAATTTAATAAGTATAAATATGACTAAATATTTAATAAGTGAAAAAGATAATAATTGGAAAAAAAATTATTATGATTGGAAAAGTGTTTTAAATTTTATTGTAAATAATAAATAAAATTGAAAATATAAACTTAAAAACAAATTACTATATATAAAAAATGAATAATATAGAATCAATTCAACTAAATTTAAAAATAAAATATTTAAATAATATATTAAATGCAGCTATTAAACAAAATATAGATTATACATTAATAACATCAGAATTAGAAAAATTAAAAAATCAAGAATTAGAAAATATAACTATTTCAGCAACAGAAAAAAATGAATTAAAAAAACAAAATTTAAATAATGATACTATAACAGATAAAAATATATCAGAAGTTTATAGTATAGATTATTTATATTTAAAACCATGGACAAAATTAACACAAACACATAAAATAATAAAAATAAAAGAATTTATAAATGGATTAGATATAAATAATAATGATGAAAAAGATAAATTAAAAGATAAAATGATAGAATTATTAAAAGATAAAAAAACAAAAAATAAAATAACATATGATGAAACTAAGGGTAAATTAATATCAATGTCAGCATTAACATATGATAAAGATCATTATTGTATTAAAAAAGATTAACAATTTATTTAAAAAATTTAGCATTTCCAATTTTTATAAAATTTTAGCATTAACCATTTCCAATTTTTATAAAAATTGCATTTAATTTATATTAATAAATATAAATTAAAATGAAATTAATTGATAATTGTATAGATTATATAAATAATCATATTGATGAAAAAAAAGAAATAAATGATAAAGAATTATTAATAATAAGTGGAAAAATAAAAAAAGAGCATGATGTAGAAATAGATATAATATATAAAATATTAAAAAATATGTTTCTAATAAAATATAAACCAAATAATAATGATTTTGATTATAAATTAATAAGAGATTGTGATAAATATTTTAAATTATATAAAATACCAAAAGAATATATTGGATTAGAAAAACATTTTAATAAATTAAGAAATTTGCCACAACCAGAACAAAAATCACAAGAATGGTATGATTATCGATATAATAGAATAACTGCATCAGATACAGCAGCTGCTATAGATTTAAATCCATATGAACCAGTAGAAAGTTTTATATTAAAAAAAAGTGATCCAACATTTAAATTTTTAGATAATCAAAATGTATATCATGGTAAAAAATATGAACCAATTGCAACATCAATTTATGAATATATATATAATATTAAAGTGGTTGAATTTGGTGCATTGCCATCAGAAAAATATCCATTATTAGGAGCATCGCCAGATGGAATTTGTTCAAGTAAAACATTAGATTATAAATTTTCGCCATTATTAGGTAGAATGTTAGAAATAAAATGTGTGACTACGCGTGAAATATATAAAGCAGGAGAAATAATAGGTCATATATGTCCGTATTATTATTATTGTCAAGTTCAACAACAATTGGAATGTTGTGAATTAACAAAATGTGATTTTTGGCAATGTAAAATAATTGAATATAAAAATAGAGAAAAATATTTAATAGATAGTTGTGATGATACAAAACATACAATAGGTACTAATACAGAGAAAATAGAAATAAATAATTTAATAAAAAAAGGAATATTAATAAAATATTTACCAAAAGTCTGGAAACCAGAACAAGGATATAAAGAAGATACAATTGAATGGAAAAGTAAATTTATTTATCCAGAAAATTTATTGATGAATGAACAAGAATATGATACATGGGTAACAGTAACACTATCAAAAAATCAAACAGAATTAAAAGATTTTTATTTTGATAAAATAATATATTGGAAATTAGAAGAATCGCATAATGTAACAATTGAAAAAGATAATAATTTTATAATAAATATACTTCCAATATTAACTGATACATGGTCAAAAGTTGTATATTATAGAAATAATTTACAAAAATTAAATAATTTAAAAAATATTGTAGAAAAAAGAAAAAAATACATTAAATTTAACACAAAAATTCAAAATAATAATAATTTAATAAACAATAAAATAAAATTTTTAGATTTAAATTTAAATTTAATAAAAGATAATAAAAATAATGATGAACTTTTTATTGATTAAAAAATGTTTAAAAATAAAAAATTAATTTAAAATAATTATTTCTGTATAAGATTATATAATGCCAATTAAAGCAACTAATTTAAATAATACTTTTAAGGGGTCAAGAAAATTATCTAAAACAAGTAAAAAAAACAGTAAAAAAGTAAAAACAAGTAAAAAAAATAAAAATAATTCTAGTGAAGAAATGAGAGATTTATTAAATTCTGATGATAATAAATATATGGGTAATCAAATGCCAAATCAAATGCAAAATCAAATGCAAAATCAAATGCCAAATCAAATGCCAAATTATATGGGTAATCAAATGCCAAATCAAATGCAAAATTATATGGGTAATCAAATGCAAAATCAAATAAATCAAAATGATATAGATCCATTAATGATAAGTAATTTTATTCCACATGAAAATAATCAAAATCAGAATTTAAATAAAATAGGAAATTTATTAGGTGCAGTAGCACAAGTTAATTCTAATATGCAACAAATTGGAAATAATATATCAAATTTTGATTCAACTATACAACAAAATTTGCAACCCCAATATAATCCATTAGCACAACAATTAATGACACAACAAAATCAAATGCCAATGTCTATGGGTAATCAAATGCCAATGGGTAATATGTATCAAATGCCAATGGGTCAACAAAATATGCAATCATTTATGGGTAAACAACCAACAGAAGGTACAATAAATATAAAAAATTTATCAAATTTATATAAAGTGCCAAAAATAATTTAATATAATTTAAATTCAGGAATATGAATAAATTTATCAATTAAATATGTTTCATTATCAATTTTGATAGGACTACCATTATCATCTAATTTTATTTTACCAATAGGATAATTTAATTCATAATCATAAATAACATTTGTTTTATCATAATACCAATAATTTTGTGATTTTGAATAAATATTATCATCAGATTTATAAGATGCAATAATTTTTCTTACTTTAATTTTAATAATAGATGAATCTTTAGAATTTAAACCATTATTTATTTTCTGATCGTATTCTAATTTTGAATTAAAAGCAGGACCAATATTATTTTCAAATAATGATTCTTCATTAAATTGAAAACATTTATAAGATGAATTCATCATATTATGAGATTTAAATAATTCACAATCAATAGCAACTTCTTTAATAGCATCTAAAAAACTAATTAATAGATTATTTTTTTTTCTTGAAATTAATTCTAATTTTTCATCAGTAGTTTCTTTACCATTTTTTTTAACCATTTTATATCTATAAATGTCAACTTTTCTTTCATTCATTGGTAAATCTTTATGATGACATTGCCGAACAGTACGTCCAATAACTTGTTCAATACGTCCTTCATTCCAAAATGGTTCCATAATATGAACTTGTCTAACATTATATAAATTAATACCTTCTGCACCAGCAGGAGAAATCATAAAAACTTTAATAATTTTACCATATAAATTTTTAGGATTATTAAATTCTTTTTTATTAATTTCACGTTGATCTTTATTTATTAAACCATGATATTCAACATATCTGTGATAATCATGTTTATCATTATCATTTTCATCAGTAAAAGGTGCAAATCCACAAAATTGCATATAAATTTTTAAAATTTGTAATCCTTCCATTTCAACATAATTTGAATAAACTAAAACAGGACCTTTAGAATTAATAATATTAAAAATAATTAAGATCATTTTAGGTGAACATTCATACATTGCATCAAATAAATTTGATTTTTGTTTTTCATTTTCAAAAAAATTAATAAAATTAGAATTATATTTTTTTATAAATGTTTTAATATCAAGGTGAATTGTATGATTATTTTTTTTATCTTTAATATATATATTTTTAAAATATTCAATTAAACTATGTATATAAAATTTAATTTCTTTTACATATGCAGCAATTTCTTTATTTGATTTAATTAATAATCTTTTTTTTTGTTCATCTTGACTTTCGTCAATTATATTTGCTTCTAAAGTACTAATTTTAAATTTACCTGGTCTTGGTCTTTTTTCACCATTAACACGACTACTTAATTTAGGAAATACAAAGTTACATGCTTGACGTGTATAAGAACTATATGTAGATATATCATTATTGCCAATGCTTTTAGACATTCTAATTCTAATTTTTTCTTTTTCTTCTTCAATATTTTCAAAATAATCATAAATTTCTTGAAAATAGTCGCCCATAATAATATTTTTATAATGTGTTACTTTAGAAGCATATTTATCAGGAGTGCCTCCTAAATAATATGATACTAATCCTAATATTCTTCTTTGAAACATATTTTTATTATCTTCATTTAATGAAGCAAAATTTGATGAAGAAATATATAATTGACTAAATATAGCTTCACTAGTTGGAAAACTGCCAGCTCTTAATAAATTAAAAATTATTGCAAATTCAAAAGGTCTATTAATAGCAGGTGTAGCAGATAACATTAAAATACGTGTATTTGGATTATCTTTTTTTTCTTGTTGTATATATTCATATATAATTTGTGCACGTTTACCTTTTTTACTGGATATATTATTATATACATTATTTATAAATCTATGACACTCATCAATAATAAATAAAAATGGTTTAGAACTATCAACATTTTTAATTTTATCTAAAAAATCACGATCGGCAAATGGACTATCATAATGTACAAAAATTAAATTATTTAATCTATTTTCAAAATTATCTTGTGTCATCCATTTTTTTATATCTTTTAACCATGGATCTTGTTCTAATGCAGCTGGTATAATTAAAAATACATTCCATTTTGGAGTATAATTATATAATATATTATATATATTTATAATTGTTACTGTTTTACCCGATCCTACACCATGATAAATTAATAAATCTTTAAAAGGAGATCTATAATCTAAATAAGAACCAATAAATTTTTGATATTGTGTTAATTCATTATTTAATTTTTCATTACAAGGATCTTCACCTTCTTTTCTTATAATTTCAGGAAGTGTATATTTTTTAAAATTTTGCATAACCCATAAAGGAAATAAACGTCCATTTTCTTCAAAAGTTATATCTTCTTTTTGATATCCTGATCCATTCATAATATATAAATCATATTAGAAATTTATTATTTAAAATATATAATTAAAATTATGACTAATATAATAGATTTAGAATATCCATATTATAAATATTTTTATAAATTAAATATACAAAATATAAAAAATATCGTAAAAAAGTTTAAAATAAATATATCAACAGAAAAAATACTTGATGCACAAAAATATAAAAATAAATATTATATTATAATTGATAATTTTAATGATAATTATGAATTAAATACATTAACTGATTATTTTACAGAAAATATAAGAGTAAAATGTAAATTTGCTAATTATATATCGCCTTTAGAATATTGGAATAAAAATAAAAATAATTTAATACAAAAATCAAATAATATTTATCAACTAAGAGAATTAATTTTTCAACAAACTAAATTATGTAATAATTTTAGAATATCTGTTATTTTAACTATTTTAAAAAAATTTAAATGCAAAAAATATTTAGATATATCAGCTGGTTGGGGTGATCGTTTATTAGGTGCTATTTTACATAAATGTAAAATATATTGTTCAGTCGATCCTAATGAAGAATTACATATACATTATCAAGAAATTATTAATACATTTCTTGATAAAAATAAACAAAAGAATTATATATTAATAAATGACGGTTTTGAAACAGCAAAATTACCAGATATTAAATTTGATTTAGTATTTTCATCACCGCCATTTTTTTTATTAGAAAAATATTCAAAAAATAAAAATGATTCAACAATAAAATATACTAATGAAAAATTATGGTGTAATAATTTTTTATTAGTTAGCTTATATAAAGCAATTAATCATTTAGAAAAAAATGGTCATTTAATATTATATATTCATTATTCAAAATATGTTAAAGAAATTTTGGATAAAATAAATAATATAATGGAATATCAAGGTATTATTTATTTTTATGAAAATAAATTACGTGGTATGTATGTTTGGAAAAAACATAATTAAATTATTTTTAAATTAACTAATTATTTAAAAATAATTTAACAAATAACTTAATGGATGTTAAAAGTAAACAACAATTTAAATTTATATTTAACAATGATCAAAATATAAAAATAAGATTATTAAAAAAGTTAGCTGAAAAAGAACTAATTAATGGTACTAAATATACTATTGAAGATTGGAATAATATAATTAATAAATATTTAAATAATAATTATAATGATGAAATTATATATTTAAAATTAAGAAAATTATTTAAAAAAGAAAATAATTTTGATAATATTGATAGATCTATTGTATTAGCAAAAAATATAATTAAATTTATACCAAAACATATAAAAGTAAATACATTGTTAGATTATGGCTGTTCATCTGGTGCAATAACAAAACAACTTGGAAAATTATTAAATGTTAAAAATTTATTTGGTTCAGATATAAAAAATTATGAAACTAATGAATTTAATTTTATATTATTAAAAAATAATAATTTAATGCCAGATATTAAAAATAATTCAGTAAATGTAATTACATGTTCTATGGTTTTACATCATATAGAAAATATAAATGAAACATTATTAGAATTTAAAAGAATTATATTAAAAGATGGTATAATTATAGTACGAGAACATGACTGTAAAACTAATAATTTTGCTGTATTTTTAGATATAATTCATGGGTTATATAGTTTAGTATGGAGTGATCCAATTGAAGATATAAATTTTATAGATACATATTTTGCAAATTATAAAACAAAAAAAGAATGGATTGAATTATTTAAATATTTTGGATTTCGAAAAATATATGAATTTGTTAAACCTAATTCTATTAACGCATATTATTCTATTTTTAAATTAATATAATAAAAATATTTAAAAAAAAAATATTATATACATAATAACATATAGATGGGTAATAATTCATCCAGAAAATCTAATTTATCATTAGACCAAACAAATACGCACACAATAATACAAACAAATACACCAACCCATATAATTATACAAACAAATTCACTACCTGTATCAACAAATGCAGCATCAAATGCAGCATCAAATACAGTAAATGCACCAACAAATACAGTAAATGCAGCATCAAATACAGTAAATGCACCAACAAATGCAGCATCAAATACCGTAAAATCATCAAATCCAGTAAAAACACAAACATCTGCATTATCAAATACAGTAAATCCATTAAATGCACCAACAAATACAGTAAATTCATTATCAAATGGAGTAACATCACCATCAAATAGAACAAATGCAACAATCTCAAGAAAAGTACCAACAACTATATCAAACGCACCAACAATATCAAGAAATCCACATACAAATATATCAAATATACCAATATCTGATTTGCCAAATGATTTAAATGATTTTAATGACATAAATGACTTGCCAACTGATTTAAATAATTTATCAAATGAAACAACATCAGAAGAATTAATAAATAAAAAAACTAAACACAATAAATTAATAAATATAAATCATTTATTGCATCAATTAGTAACTTATAATGAAACAAATACAGTTCTTACGGGAAATCCAAAATTAACATATATTGGTGTTGTATCTAATACAACTAGAAATAATATAATAACTCATACAAATTTTCAAAATGGGACAATAAATGTTGAATGTGATGAAAAACATAATAATTTAAATGTATCAAAAATAATAAAAGAATATAATTATAATATATTGTCACATTATGATATTTTATGTCATGTAATTATAAAAATTGATGATATTAATAATATTGAAAAAATAGTATTTAATATAAATGATACTGATTTTATATTTACACAAGATATTTTATATTTTTTCTTTCTTGTAGTTAATGAACAAAATTTAATATTAATTGATCCATCAGTATTAATTGTTAATTATACTCTTTTTAATATTATAAATATTACTAATTTTAATGTAACTGTTTTTACATATAAAGAATGTGATAATCAATTATGTATTAATGTTACAGTTGCTGATACAGTAGAAAAAAATGTTATGTCAAAATATGATAATATTAAATGGATAAATTTAGAGGAATTAACAACATATAATAATTATTTAAATTTTACAAATTATGATATAAATACAGGAAATATTTTTATTAAAGCTGCAAATTTAAAAAAAATTACAATAACAATAGAAATTAATAATTTTAAATTAATTCTAAATGAAAAAATGTTGCAAATATATCATAATTTATATCAAAAAGTATTATATAATAATGAAATAATTGTTATACCATTTATACTTGATCCAAATATTAAATATACAAAAAAATATATTAAAGTTGATATAGATAAAGATGATGATAAATTATCAAAAATAGTTATATTAAAAGATCATATAAATAAATCAAGTTTAGTATATACAAGTTTAACTATATGTAGTTCACAGAAAATGTATAGTTTTGATATTAAAGATAATGTATTGATCGATAAATTAAATAATTTTATTTTAAAAGAATTAGTAATATTTTATGAAAATATAGATACTACAAAAAATGAACGTATTGCATCAAATTTTTTAATTACATATGATGATATTAAATATGAATATGATGAATTAATATGTGATATATATTCAAATTTATATCATAAAAATATAAATGATATATATATGGTTGGATTTTCTTTATATCCTAAAGAAAATCAACCATCAGGTGAAATTGTTGTAAATCATATATTAATTAAACCTACACTTAAACAAAATATAGATATAACTAAATATAAAATGAATATAATTTTATATGGTTATGAACTTCAAAAACTATAAATATAATTGTTATTTAAAAATATAATATAATCTATTTATATGATTATATTATCTTTTGATGTTGGCATAATACATTTAGCATATTGTTTATTTACTAAAGAGGATGGTAAATGGAAAATAATAGATTGGAATAATATTGATTTAACAGATAGAGAAAATACAAAATGTGACTGTGGATTAAAAGCATCATCAATTTATAATAATAAATATTACTGTAAAGTTCATGCAAAAAAATGTGAACCATTAAAACCATTTGAAGAATTATTTAAATCAAGTATACTACAAGATGATAATATAAATAAATGTTGTTATATTGTAAAAAATAATAATTGTGATCGTAAATCGTCATTAGAATATGATAATTGTAAATATTGTAAAACACATGCAAAAACTAAATATAATACATTACTAAAATTGTATAAAGTAAAAAAATATAAAAATACAAATGTAAGAGAATTAGATTTTGATGAAAATAAATTAAAATTATTTCAAATATTAGAAGAAAAAACAAATTTATTAACAGCAGATATTGTATTAATTGAAAATCAACCTAGTTTTACTAATCCATTAATGAAAAGTATAGCAATATCATTATATAGTTATTATTTATTAAGAGGTGTATTTGATAAATCTAAATATATTTTTAATAAATTAGAATTTGAAAATAAATTATTACTTAATAATTCTGAATTTATTAATGAAAGACCAAATACAAATATAAAATCTGTTAAATTTATGGCACCATGTAATAAAATAAAATTAGTAAAAAATGAAGATAATACAATACAATTAATTAATGATAAAAGTACAGATGCAACAGTAAAATATAAATTAACAAAAGCATTAGGTATTAAATATACATTAGAATTAATATCACATTTACCTGAATGGATAATTTTTTTAAAACAACAAAAAAAACAAGATGATTTAGCGGATGCATTTTTACAAGGAGTTTATTATTATGAAAAAAATCTAAATTAATTAAGTATTTTTGTTGTTTCATAATAATCTTTTAGATTAATAGTTAATGTATTACAACTATCAAAATCAAATATACTAAATATTTCATTTTCAATATTCAAATCAAAATATTCATTGTTCAATTTATTTATATTACTATTAAGAACAAATATTAATTCTTCATATAAAATTTCTTTATTCATATAATAATTATCATTATAATATCCATTTTCAAAAAAAAAATTAATAATGTTTATAATCATATTATCAAATTTATATGTTTTAATTTTAATAATATCGTTATTGGTATTAAAAAATACACATTTTAATTTATTATTATTAATTGTATAAGACTTAATATAATCCATAATATTAAGTATTAATATATATATAATAATAAAAATATTCAATTTTTAAATAAAAATTGATAAAATTTGATATAAAACATATATTATTATAAATAATAATGGATAATATTTATAATATTGAAATACCTTTTTATAAAAATGAATTACCTGAAATTCATAATAATGTTTTAGTAGTTTTTACTAAACATCATGATACATATATTGAAGCTAAATTACTTGAATATAATAATATATTTGCTATAATGACATATGATAATGCAACAAGAAGAAAAAAAGTATATGATTGGAAAAAAGAATTACCATTAAATAAACCAACAGTTGCAACTGTAGAACAAATAATTTCATCTAATTATGTACAATTAACTATTTTAAATTTAAAAAAAGATGAATCAGTAATGAAACCATTTTTAAATAATAAAATATTAATAAATATAATAAAAAAATTATGTACAAATTTAAATCTTAATTTTAATGAATTTTGGACAAATATTATTTATAATATTAATTTAGATGATATTATAAATGATCAAGAAGAAATAAATAATTTAATTGTAAAATATTATAATAATAATGAATTATCAGTAGTAATTATAGATAAATTAAATAAATTGTTAAATTATAAAACTATTAAATTACAAACAAGAATACAATTAATATCGCATAATATTAATGATACAATAACCCTATTAGAATTAGTACAAAATACTTATAACTGGTTAAATCCAATTAAATATGAAAGTGAATCAATCTATTTATTTGAATCAATTTTAGATAATTCAATAAAAAATCATGATGAATTAATTGAATTTATAAAATTATCATCATATACATATAATATTGAATTTAAAATCATATAATATTGAATTTAAAATCATATAATATTGAATTTAAAATCATATAATATTGAATTTAAACTAATGAATTAAATGCAACTCATAATTTTTTGTAAATTTATAACTGATTTATCATTATCTTTTTTTTTAAATAAAAAAGAAGAAGATTCAATAGGATTATTTCTTTTTAATGAATAATCTTTATTTAACAATTTATCAATTTTATTTATTGGTCCAGATGAATTAATTTTTTTATATGATTCTTCAATTTGCATTTGACGTGAAATTAAAGGTGGATATAATAAAATATAATCACTATTATTAGTTTCAAAATTTTTTCTAAATTCATTAATTGATACAAATCCTCCAAATTCTTTTAATATTAACCATGAAGGTGCTGGAATTATATTTTTAAAACAATTATAAGTCATATAATACATTAAATTAATTAATGATTCTCTTTTCCATAAAAGTGTATCATTAATATCAATATTATAAGCTTTTGCACAATTATAAGAACAAAAATTACCGATACAATAAAATGTAGTATCATAATAATGTTCGGGTAAAATAACATTAGGTGTATCAAATGAATTTTTACACCACCAACATTTTGTTTCTTGTTTTATTTCAATATTATATACATTAATTTTATTAATATATATACCATTTGAACTTTTATTTTCTGATTCATTTGATATATTTTGATTATCCGATTTAATATTTTCTGATTTAATAAATATATTATAATTTTCTTTTAAATTATTTTTTGTTGGTTTAATAATATTATTATTTAATTTAAAATCATCATTTGTTGTTTTTAAATTAGATTCTATAATTAATTTAGATTCTTCATTTTTTAATATTGGAGAATCATTATTTAATAATATTGAATTTGATATTTTTAAATCATTTATTGTAATAGGTAAGTGTGTTATAATAATATCATTTTCTGTATCATTATCTTCATATATTATTTGAGATTCTACTGTTTGTTTATTTTTTGGTTTTCTGCCTCTTTTTTTAATAATTTTTCCTGATTGATCATTAATATTACTATTTAATATATTATTTTGATTTTGTAAAATTAAATTATTTGTCATAATTTATATATATACAACTCTTTAAATTTATTATTTTTTGATTTAAAAAAATAATAAATATAAATATTATTTATTTTTTCATATTATCTATATCAGCAAAAACAAATGAGTTAAGTATACTATACATAATACTATTTTTATCAGTATCTTTATTTACATTTTTATCATATTTATGTGTAAATTGACTAATACCAGGAAGAACACAAGATATGTGTTTTTCTAATTTATTTCTCCATAAAGGATTATTTTTTGATTTATTTAAAACTTTATGATAATTTTGAAAAAATCCCAATGATTTATCAATATCATTTATATGTGATACTTTCATTTGTATTCTTATATTATCTTCTTTTTTATTAAATGATCCACTATGAATTAAATTAGCATCAAATAAAATAGCATCACCTTTTGAACATGTAACAGATTCTGTTATATCTGTAATATTTATTAAATTTTTATTAACATCAACATGTGATTTTGGAATAATATCTAAACATCTATCCATATTTTCTATAAAAAATAATATTGTATATGATGGATGTTTTTGTTCTTTATTAAAAAAGGCACCATTATAATCTCTATGACATGCGTTAAATCGTGATTTTTTAATCATAAAAATATAATCCTGAAATACATAATCAGGTCCTAATATTTCATTAACTTTATTTTTAACATTTACAGATTTTAATATATATTCTTGAACTTTTAATAAATTATCTTCAATTATTAATTGTTCAATATATTTTAAATCATTTTCATTTAATATTTTTGGTATAACAGTTGCACCATCTGTATTTAAATTATATTTTTTATTTTTATTTACATTTGTAAATGATGATTTTAATACAAGCGTAACAAATAGTATTAATAATATAATTTCAAATATAATTAATAACTTCATTAAATTAAATTAGATTTTATTTATATATTTTATATTTTATATTTTATGTTTATATTTTTTAATTAAAATATAAATTACAAAAAATAAAATTATTATATATATATAATATTTTTTAATAATGTGATAAATCCAATATTTTAATTTTTTATTCGCATTTTTTTTCATATTATTTAATATAATTTCACCTTCTTTATTGGTTAAATTATAACCTAATTTTTGTATTAAATTATTTAATACTGTATAACCAGGTGCATGAATAAAAAATGGCTGTTTATTATTATAATATGCTTTATTATCTTTTATAATAAAAAAATTATCTATATTATTTAATGAATTATTCATTGTAAAAAAATAATCACATGGTATATCTATATAAAATATTTTTTTATTTTTTTTATAATATTGTGTTAATAAATATTGATCATCTGCATTATCTTTTAAATCCATTTTACGACTTTCATTTAAAATATTTAATAAATCATTAGCAAAACCAATGTATGTTCCAGAATTAATAAAATCATCAAAAAAATTATTCATATTTATTTTTGATATATAGTCTATACTTTTATTGGATGTTTTATCATGTGCTATTATAATTTTAATATTATCATTTATTTTTTTTAAATTTAAAAATTCATCTTTTAATTCATTTAAATTTCTATTACAAATTACATCAAAACCATCTACAAAACATACAATATCATTATTTTCTATTTTTTGTAAAAATTCAACCATTAATTTAAATTTCCAATTATATCCTTTCCATTTTTCACCATAACCTAAAATAGTTAAATCAGTTCCATATCGTTTGCATGACTCAACTAAATAAGTAAAATAAAATTCACTTTTAGTTGCAACGGTTACTATATATAATTTACTCATTTAAGTTGTATTAGATTTTTTATTTTTAATGATAAAAAAAATAACAATAAATAAAATAATAAAAATAAGATATCGTTTAATTAAATCTTTTAAATAATATCTTATTTTATTTATAATATTTTTTTTCATTTTATTAAAAATAATTTTTTTATCTTTATTTGATATTTTATAATTTAATTTTTGTATTAAATTATTTAAATTTGTATAACCAGGACCATGAATAAAAAATGGTTGTTTATTATTATAATATGCAATATTATCTTTTATTTCAAAAGATGTATCAATATTAAATAATGAATTATTAATTACAACAAAAAAATCTTTAGAATTATCAAGATAAAAAATTTTTTTATTTTTTTTATAGTATTCAATTAATAAATATTGATCATCTGCAATATATTTTAAATTTAAATTATGTGTTTCATTTAAAATTATTAATAAATCTGAAGCATATCCTATATATGTTCCTGAATTTATTGATTCAGTATTTAAAGTTTTAAAATATAATTTATTAAAAAATTTTACAATATTATTTTTAAAAATATCTATACCACAAATAATTTGTATGTCATTGTTATTATTTTTTATTTTTAAAAATTCATCTTTTAATTCATTTAAATTTCTATTACAAATTACATCAAAACCATCTACAAAACATACAATATCATTATTATTTAATGTTTGTAAAAAATCAACCATTAATTTAAATTTCCAATTAAAACCTTGCCATTTTTCACCATAACCTAAAACTGTTAATTCTATACCAAATCTTTTACATGACTCAACTAAATAATTAAAATAAAAATCATCATGTGTTGCTACTGTAACTATATATATATTACTCATTTATATAAATTAGATTTTATTTATTAATTTGTATTTATAGAAATTATTGGTTTTTTTAATTTTCTTCCTTTTCTAGAATCACTAAATGTTGCTTCTGATACTAATCTATTATTTGTTGATGTATTTTCAAGTTGTGTATCTGTATCATTAGAATATTGCATTTTTTCAAATTCAATATTGTTTTTTCTTCTATTTAATATTTCATTTACTTCATCAGGTATTTTAATATTTGGTATATCTCTTGATAAACTATTATGTTTAGATGTTGAATCAATTGATTCAAAATTATTTGTATAATAATTTTGTTCTTTATGGTTATTTAATTTTTCTTTTTGTTCTTTTTCTCTTTGTCTTAATTCTTTTTTTTGATTTTCTATATTAATTTCTTGTGGACTCATAAATTGACTTTGTTTTTTTTCACCTGATAACATTTTACTTATTGCACTAGATGCCATTTTTGATGCACCTGGAATATTATTTAAATGTGTTTTTGACATATGAAATGCAGCACCAGATGCAAAAACAAATAAAAATAATCTTACTTCAACAGGTAATGACTTGCCAGAAGATTTATATTTTTCATATAATTCTTCAATTAAATCATCATAAGAATCAATTTCAATACTCATGTGATCAGACCATCCTGCTAATTGAAAATCAAATGGATTATATTTATCATTAAAAAATTCAGCAATACCAATACCATTTAATATTAAATTTTTATATAATTTAGTACCATTTCTTTTATCAACAAAACTTTTTAATAAATCATATTCATATTCCATTTCTTCAACTGTCGAATTAAAATCATATTCTTTTGTTAATGAATATCCTTTTAATTTTACTTCACTTAATTTTCTCAATAATTCTATTTTTTTCATTCTTATTTCTTGAGGAGTCATATATGCTGTTTTAGTTGGCTGTATATCTGGAATATTTTTATACGATTGTTTTTCTTCTTTTTCAGTATAATTTGTTTCTTTTACATTTTTTTTAGGCATAGAATCATAATTTTTACTATATGGTGAATTTAAATCAATATTATCAATTCTTGGTTTTGAACTTGATGACTTTTTACTTGATACTGATAATTTATTACTTGATTTACTACTATTACTACTACGACTATTATTACTGTCTGATGAATTTATAATATCATTAATACTTGAACTTTCTTCAGATATAATATCTATTATTTTTTCTTTATTTGCAACAATATTAAAGTGAAAATCAGTATCAGAAGATTGCCTTTTTAATTCTTTTTTTGAATCTATTTTATTTCCATTTTTATCTAAATAATTAACTATATCAGATGTTTCAGATTTCATTATAAATATAATTATTCTTTATTTAATTCAACGCATAAATATATAATTATTTAAAAAAATTGAATAATATTTAATAAATACATTTAAACAATAGTAAATGACACAAGTTTTAAAACAATTACCTATTGATAAATTTACTAAAACAGAAATTAATATACTTGAAAAAACATTTACAAATGATCATACACTAGAACACACAGAAAAACAAATTGATATATATGCATATTTTATAAATAAAGATAAAGAAATTTCATTAAAATTATATAATGAAAATAAAAAATTATCATTAAGAATAATAAAAATAACTGATGATATGAAAGAAAATAAAAAAAATTTTAATAGATTATTAAAAACAATAGATGCTAATAATTCATTAACTACAGATAATATATATAATTTAGAAACAAAATTAATAATTAATAACACACAAATTAATAAATTAAATAATAATGTATATTTAATATCAATATTAATATCAATTGATTTTTTATTGATATTTATAATATTAATAATATTATTTATAATTATTAATCCAGATATTAATTTGTATGACTTATTTGAAAGTGCATTGTTAAATTTATGTTTGTTATTTAAATTTTAAATAATAATTCTTTTTCTTGAATTTTTTGACCAATATAAATATAATAAAATGCAAGTAAAATTGTTAAATATATATTATTATTGCCAAAAGTATATAATCCAAATAAAAATATAATTTTAAAAATTGGGTTTTTATAAATTAATATTATTTCTTTATTCAAATGTTTTGTAATATATAATAATATTAAACCAGATATAAAAAATTCTAAATTCATATATTAAAGAGAGAAAATTATTATCTAATTTATTTTAATATATTTTAAATATAAATGAACTATTGTTTAATTGAAGATGCATGGAAAAATACTGATTATATATCAGATCAATATAATACGTATAATATTGGAGAAAAAAACATTATAGAAAATTTTAATACAAATACAAATATTGATTATGGTGATGAATATTCATCAAATGAACAAAATAACAATAATAGTAGTAGTAATATACCACATAATATACATAATATACATAATAATATATCATGTGATGATTTTAATCGTCATTTAGAAGTATGTAATGAATGTAAAATGAGAATTCGTAATCGTTATTCATCAAAATTAATTGAACGTATACAAATAAATGTATTAGATAATAAAGATACGATTTTATTAATTTTAATAATTTTATTTTTATTAATTTTTTTCAAATTATTAATTTCAATATTTAAAAAATAAAACTAATTTATTTTTTTTGCTAAAAAATTTCCACTAATTTTATAATGATTACCAGTATTATTTTTATTTATTAAACAAAAAGTATTTTTAATTTCTGATAACCATATAGCATTTTCAATATTTGGTAAATAAAATTTATATATTAATTTATCATTAAAAATAGCAAATCCAACTTTTTCAGCTTGATAATATTCTGAAATTTTAATAAATTGTTCAATAAAATTATTTGGTAATTTTACATTAAAAACAATATTTGGCTCTGTTATAATATAAATATTGCCAATTATTTTTTCATATGATTTATTATTTTTGTCTGTTTTAAATAAAGTATAGTTACTTTTAATATCTTTATTATCTATAATTATAATATCTTTTGTATATTTTTCTAACTGTTTAATCATATTATTTATATGATTTTCATCATAATCATATCCAATAATTAAACTAGTCATATATTTTTTAAATTTTAAATCAGTAGATTTAATTAAAATATTATTTATATATAAATTTATATTATACATATTTGAATAATAAGTTAAATCATCAATAATATATTTATCATCACCAGTATAAACAATTAATATTATTTTATTTAATTCTATATTTTTCAATAAAATATTATCAAATATAAACTGTTTAAAAGAAATTATATTTGAATAATTTAATATATTATTACCATCTAATATTTCATTATTATTAATATTCATAACATATTTAAAATTATTACCTGTAAATATACAAGATCCAATATTTATTGCAATATATTCATTTTTTTCTAATTTATTGTCAATCAAGTCATTAAAATTTATTTTACATTTTTCTTCTGGTTTTATGACTTGTTTATTATTTTTATTTTTATCAATCCAAAAATTAGTTGATTTATTGTTTAATAAATATTGATCATATTCATCATTTAATAATTCTAAATAAAAATTATTATGCCATGGTAAATGTTTACATATATAATTACCACCTATACGAATTGATAAACAATTTGTTCCATATTTAAAATTAATTAAATTAAATGTTGTATCTATTGCAGCACTATATAATTCTAATGTTGGATGATTTAATTTTTGTTTCCAAAATCGTCCTTCCCATTCTTTTAATGTCATACCACCATATGATAATCCTGGTCTAATATCATCAGTATCAATTAATAATGCAAATCCAACTTGTCTTGCTTGATACATATTAGAAACTGATATAATTTGTTCAATACAATTAGATGGTAAATTATCATTAAATTTTAAATCTGGATCAGTAATAATAAATACATTTCCTAATAGTTCTGTTATAAAATTATTTTCATAAACTTTATGTCCATAATTTTTGTCCATTTTTAATAATGTATATTTATATTCAGTACTGTAATAATTTAATAATGGTGTATAATTTGACATATTATCAATAATTATAATATCATTTGTTAATTTTTCTAATTGTTTTACCATTTTACTAATATATGTATATTGATTATAACCAATAATTACTATACTCATATTTTTTTTATAAAATGTATCTATTGTATTTGGTGTAAATAATATATATCCTACACTATTTTTATTGTAATTAAAATTTTTTAATAAATTACTTAAATTTATTAAATTGTTTATATATCCATTTAAATTAATATATAAATTAATATTTGCATGATATGCATAATAAAATAAATCTTCTAAATATTCTTCATTGTCTGTCATAACATTACAAACTATTAAATTTACTTTTATAAAATTTTTATAAAAATTAGTATATAATAATTCTTTTAATGTAATATCTTCATTTATATTTTTTTTTATTTGTACTACTTTTTTATTAATTAATTTTACATTTTTATTACAATATTTTTTTATATTTGAATTTAATATTTCTATTTTATTTTTATCATTTTCTAAAGTTATAATATGCTTAAATCTTTTACTTATCATACATGTATTTAATCCAACATCTGAATTTAATTCTAATACATTATGGTTTTTATTTTTTAATTTTTCAAATACATAATACGGATTTGATTCTAAATCATCTTGATTTAATTTATTATCTAAATTAATTTGTTTAGTATCTAAATTAATTTGTTTATTATCTAAATTAATTTGTTTAGTATCTAAATTAATTTGTTTATTATCTAAATTAATTTGTACCGGTTTAATAATTTCATTTAATTTAGTATTTAAATTAATTCGTTTTGGTTTAATTATATCATTTAATTCATTAATATTATTAATTTTAATTGGTTTATTAACAGTTTCTATATTATTAACAGTTTCTATATTATTAACAGTATTAGTTTCTATATTATTAACAGTATTAGTTTCTATATTATTAACAGTATTAGTTTCTATATTATTAACAGTATTAGTTTCTATATTATTAACAGTATTGTTTTCTATATTATTAATAATATTATTAGTTTCAATATTATTATTTTGATTAACAATATTATTATTTATACTGTCACATATTAACCAAAATTCATTAATGTTATTTACTGTATTATAATTTATTATTGGACTAAATGTATTAATTTTATTTTTTCTGCTAAATTCATTACCAATCCATACTTCCCAAATATATCTATTTTCATTAATTACTGGTATTGAACAATAATTTCGAACATAAGATGATCTTGCCCAAAAAAAATTATAATAAATAAAACCATTTACATGTGGTATAATACCAGCCACTTCTATTTTATTATTATTTATAAATTCATTTATATATATTTTATAATTTTTTATTGTATGTTTAAATAAATATTTTCTTGTTTCATGTTGATTTGAATTAATACCTTTAGAATGAAAATATAATAATACTGTATCATCATCATCTTCAGCAATTTGATACATTGTTTTTAATCCTGGATACTCATATACATTATTTTTAAAAATTAATTTTATTTCAATTTTAGGATAGTCATTTTTTAATAATATTTTAAGTTTATTTAATTCATTATCATCAGATATAATAGACATATATATATTTAATGCATCACTATATAATTCAGTATTTTTTAGGTCATTTAATTGTTCTTTAATTATATGTTCCCATTTATTTGGAATTAGGTATGCAAAATAAACAATTTTAATTTTCATAATAAATTATAATATTAAAATGCCTTTAAATCGTTAATTATACTAAAAAAATTTACATAAAAAAATTTATACCAATTTTTTATATAAATAAATACCTATTTACATAAAAAAATTTATACCAATTTTTTATATAAATAAATACCTATTTACATAAAAAAATTTATACCAATTTTTTATATAAATAAATACCTATTTACATAAAAAAATTGAATAAAAATAATTTAATATATTATAAATACAAACAATAATTATTATGGAAGATCAATTGAACAAAAATATAATTGCTTTTGAAAAAATTAATGAAATGAATCATTCACAAAATAATAATTTTATTCAATGGCATATACATAATAATAATTTAAAATTATATCAAGAAAAAAAAGTGTCAATTGAAAATAAAAAATTATATGCGAAAAAATATAATAAATTAGTTGCATATTTTAGAAGATATCAACCTGATTTATTAATACGTGATTGTACAACATTAAATTTCTTACCAATAATAAAAAAACAAGAAAAGAAAAGAGAAATTATTATTGATCCATTAACTGGTAATGAACGAACAGATGAAAAAATATTTTTAAGAGTATCGCGAAAATATACATTACAATTTGATTCATTTGATATGCTTATTTCAGCATTTGAATTTTATTCAAATGATGCAGAATTAGATACATTTATGTTATCAGAATATAATATTACACAAATGTTTGGAACATTTGAAAATTATTGTCTTAAATTTAATATTAAAAGCATTGATTCTGATAATAACTGGATTTTTTATTCTAATTCTAATATATTTGAAAATCTTTTTAACAAAAAAAATCATAATAATGATTTTTTTTGGAATAATTTAGAAGAAAACAAAGAAAAAGTTAATAGTTTTTTTGTTAAAAAGATCATAAAAAAATTAGAAACAAAACACTTGATTAATCCTCTAGAATATCCTAAAATATATTATTGCACAGATCAAAATTGTAAATATTATACAGGATTTATTGATACAAATACACATTATCAAAAATTATGTAAATGTAAAAATATATATTGTTACCATGAATTATGTTCTGAATGTGGAAATTCATATCATGGTAATTATGAATGTAGTTTAAATATTGATGAATTATCATCAATAGCTATAGAAACTGAAACAAAACCATGTCCTGTGTGTAATACACGAATTAGTAAAATAGATGGATGTAATCATATGACTTGCACAATTTGTAATCCAATAACACATTTTTGTTGGGAATGCTTACAAGTTACTCGTATTTTTCCACATAATAATAGATTAACAGGACGTACATGTATATATATTATTGTTTAATTATTTTATAATAAAAATTGAAAATTTATTTATTTGCATTATATTATAATATACCAGCTATGGAATTAGCAAAAGTTATTCCATCTAATCAATAAAATACATTTGATACTTATGTACTTATTGGCATTAATATTGACATTCATTTGTTAATAATTTTTGTATGGAAATAATATCCCATTATAAAGTTATGAATTATAATGTGAAAATACTAGAAAATAACAACAAATATTATTGTTATTTCCATAAGAAATTCATAAATCTTATGTATTATTAATATTCCATAATAAGTCATGACTATTGTGAGACATAAATCCAATATAAATATTATCATATTATTAATATTTAAGACTCATGATCAAATATTAATAATAAATATGATAATCCATGATAAGTAATGAATATCATGATGAATAAATAAAGAATTCATTATTTTTAAAAATTATTTTATTATTTTATTAATTTATAAATAATGTTATCTATTATACCAATGATCACTATAATAAACAATATTGTCATCTTTATTTATTGATCTATTATTTTGCCATTTTAATTCCCGTATTCTAAATTGTTTTTTATGAAAAATAAATAAATAATTAAAATATATTTCATATTCCGAAGCACCAGAATTCATAATATCATTTTTATTTATACATAATAAAAATACTTTCCAAAATTCATTTTTATATTTATTTTCAACTAAACTAAATAATTTTATTAATTTTTCTTTTTGAAATATCATATGATGACAAATACCAGAATAATTATTTTGTTTAGTTAATAATGGATATAATTTAGCCATATGAATAAAATATGGTTGATGAAATTCATTACCAAAATTATATAGTGGTAAATTATTTTCAAAAAAAGTAGTAGGTTTAATAAAATTAGTATCACTATCTATAACTAAATAATTATTTAACATATCTTTTATATAAAAACTACAATATAATTTTATTAATTGTTGTAAATACCATCCAGATCTTTCTTTACTATTTATTAAATTATCAATAAATGATTTATTAAATGGAAATATATTTTCATTAATTGTAATACAATTTTCAATATTAATATTTGGATCATATGATATTAAATAAATATTACGATAACCAATTATATTTTGTTTTGTATTATTAATCATATTATTAATAACATTAATATCATTAGGTCCAATTGGTATAACTATATCAAATATAGTTTCTTTTTTTATTTGAATTTCTTGTTTAATTAATTCAGGATTTTGTAAATTATATAATTCAGTCGTATTATTATCCATTAATATGTTTGTATTTAATTCTTTATATTAATATCAAGTAAAAAGTATATTTTAAATAAATAATAAAATTTTAATAAATATATAATAAAATATATAATAATGGAAAATAATTTTAAATTATATTATGAACAAAATAATAAAATAGAGTTTGATATAATATATAATTTTAATGAAATTACAATTGATTATGAAAATGATACAATACAATTAATAAAAAATTTAATAAAAAATAAATTAAAATTATCATTAAATAATGACTCAATAAAAATTTTTGAAATAGATAAAAAATATATTCCAAAAATAATACCAAAAAATAATTATAATATAAAAAAAGATAATGATATAATAAAACAAAATTATAATTATTTATATAAAATAGAATACATACAATTACCAGTTTATAGTTGTATTAATATAAAAACAGGTATAAATAATACAGAAAATATATTGTATAATTCAGCAAGTAAAACTTATGGTTATACATTTAGTAATAATGAATATTATGAAGGAGAATTATTAGATGATATGCGTCATGGAAAAGGTAAATTAATATTTTTTAATACTGCTGATTTTTATGAAGGAGATTTTTATTATGATAATATAACAGGTAAAGGTATTTATAAATTTGTTGAAACAGGAATAATTTATGATGGAATGTTTTTAGATAATAAATTGCATGGTAAAGGTACATTATTAAAAGTAAATAATATAATAATATATGATGGTGAATTTCAAAATGGTTTTTATCATGGTAATGGAATATTACATTGTGAAGATGATGCAATATTTGAAGGTGAATTTGAATATGGAGAATTAATAAATGGTGTAAAAAAATATATAGATGGAACAATATATCAAGGAAAATTTCAAAATGGACAATTTATGGAAGGATATGGAAAAGATTATGATATAGATGGAAGTTATATTGAAGGTAAATGTTACAATGGTAAATTAATAAATGGCAAAAAAGTATTTACGGACGGAATAATATATGAAGGTGAATTTAATGATGGAGAATTAATTCAAGGAAAAAAAATATTTCCAAAAAAATATAATACATTAGAAATTATATTAGAAGGCGAATTTAAAAATAATATATTAATTAACGGAAAATATATTATTGACAGTAATATAGTTTATACTGTATCTAATAGTAAATTAATAATTTAATTAAATACAATAAATTAATATAATAATTTAAAAAAATAATCATTATGTGTTCCATCCCATTGTGGATTATCTATATTATTATAATTAGTAATATTTTCTAAAAAAAAATAATTATTAGATTGAAGATAATTAAATATAATATCTTTTTGATTAATTTTAATTTCAATTAATAAATATAATGGTTTATATTTATTTAAATTTATATTTTTAATAATTTCATATTCATTACCGACACCATTACCTGATATACTTAAAAAATCAATTTTAAATAATTCATAATAATCAAACAATTGTGTAAAATCATAATTAGTCATATATATATTAATATTATTTTGTCTATTTAATTGTAATTTTGTAAAAAAATCTTTATTATATTCAATTAATATACCAGTCCAATTAAATTCATCTTCTAAATATTTAGTAGTTGATTGTATAATACCATCATACACACCTATTTCAACATAATAACCATTTTCAATATTAGAAATATATTCTAAAATACGTGTCATAATAGGTTCATTTAAATTATTAAATGAACAATATGGATCTTTTTTTATAAAATTATTATCTAAAAAATTTTCTAATTCAATTTTATTACATTTTTTAAAATCATAATAAATAGTTTTTTCATTAGGATTTTTAAATGTAACAAATGATTCTCTATTAAGAATTTCAGGAAAATATACTAATTTATTATTAAAACTTAATAATGATGCTGCCCAACTTAATGTAGAACAAGAACAAATTAATATTTTAGCATTTTTCATAATATGAAAATCTTCAATAACAGAATTAGATTCAATTGTAATATTATAATATTTTTTAAAATAATTAATATATTTATTTTCTAATTCTGTTTTAGGTTTTCCCACAACTAAACATACATCATTAATATTTATTGTATCAATAACTTTTTTTATTGATATTGGATGTATAATATTACCATTTATAATAAAATCTTCTAATCTTAAATGTACAACAAAATTATAATATTTTTCTTTATAAGGATTAATTATTAAATCAATAGAATTATATTTTGTAATTGGATAATTGTACCTATTACTGTTATAAATATGTAAATCATTACCATTATTTTTCCAACCATCAGTAAATAATAATTCAGTTGGATTTTTAATAATATAATCAATAATTTCATTTTTATATTTAATAAATATATTATCATGTTGATAATAACCGTAAAAAAGAAAATTAGAATTAATATTAATATCAGGAATAATATTATTAAGAACTAAATTAGACCATTCAATAAAATTATCATCAGATAATATATTTTTACATTCATTATTATTATTATAAGTTCTTTTTGCATTATAAATAATGCAAAATAAAGTACTAGCAAAATATCTAAAAATAGCATTACCTAATCTACCAAGTTTAAAATCAGAAACTTTCATAATTATAAAATAATTACAAATTTATATTTAAATTGAAATTATAATATATATTATATGAAAATAATATTATTAAGTATTCAAAATTTTCAAGAATATATTATTGATAATATAAAAAATTTATTATTATTTAACAATAATGATATAGTAGTAATAACAGAAAAACAGTTTTTTTATAAATTAAAAGATTATCCAGTACAATTAATTGATAAAAATGATTTGGAAGATTATAATTTTAATATAACATCAAATTTGGATAGAAATTTTAGAAATGGATTTTGGCATTTATGTTCATTACGATTTTTTTATTTATATTCATACATAAAAAATAATAATATTATTAATTGTATACATTTAGAAAATGATGTTATAACATATATAAATTTTGATAATTTTATGCCAAATTTAAATAAAATATATGTTACATATGATAGTGAATTACGAGTAATACCAGGAATTATTTATATACCAAATTCAGAATTATTAAAACCATTAATAGAAAATTATAATCCAAAATTAAATGATATGGAAAATTTATTAAATTATGGTTTTGAACCATTTCCTATTTTTATAATAAATAATAATATTTTAAATAAATATAATAAAAATTTTAATATATTTAATTCTATTTTTGATGGTGCTGCAATTGGTCAATATTTAGGCGGTGTTGATAAAAGAAATATTGAAGGAAATACAGAAGGTTTTATAAATGAAACATGTATAATAAAATATAATAATTACAAATTTTATTGGATAAAAGAAATAAATAATTTATATATACCACATATAGAAATAAATAATAAAATATATAAAATTAATAATTTACATATACATTCAAAAGAATTATATAAATTTATGGCAAATAATCCAATAGAAAATAAATATATACAAATATTATAAATTTAATATTTTTTTTTTAATTTAAGTAATGCTAATTGTTTTTTATCTTTAATAATAGGTGCTTTTCGTATTTCAGTATTAATATTTTCTGTATTATTTGTATTTTCTGTATTATTTAAATTATTATAAGAATTAATTCCATTAAAAACAACATCTAATGATGAATATTCTTGTTTTAAAATTATATTATTATTATTATTGTCTAATCCAGAATATTGCAATGATTTATTGCCATATGCATGTTTATCTTCAATTATTGTTGGTTTAGGTATTGGAGTATTAATCCATAAATCAATATTATTAGTAGGATGAAAAAAAAATTTTTGATTAAGAATAAAATGATATACATCTTTACCTTCAATTAATGCTTTTAGTTCAGATTCAATAATAGTTGGCACTACATTAATATTTTCGGGAATTTTATTAATTTTTAAAATATCAATTAATTTAAATTTATCTTTAATATTAAATTCATTTAGTAAATTAATAATAGCTCTACATAATTCACATTTTTCAGAATAAAATAATAATATCATTAATAATGTAAAATATTAAAAAAAATATTAAACTAATTTATAAATATAAAATAAAAAAATTTATGCCAATTTTATTTATTTATTTAAATAAAATAAATAAATTTATGCCAATTTTATTTATTTATTTAAATAAAATAAAAAAATTTATGCCAATTTTATTTATTTATTTAAATAAAATAAATAAATTTATGCCAATTTTATTTATTTAAATAAAATAAAAAAATTTATGCCAATTTTATTTATTTATTTAAATAAAATAAAAAAATTTATGCCAATTTTATTTATTTAAATAAAATAAAAAAATTGAAAATCTAATTAAATAATAAATATCTAATTAATAAAATGAGTAATTCAAATAAAAAAGAATCTAAAGATTTAATTTTTACAAAAAAATATCATGAAGACAGTTTAGAAATAAAAATGAAAGGATTAAGTATAAATTATATAATTGTAAATACAATACGTCGTGCAATATTAACATATATACCGATATATGCATTTACAAATTTTAATTTTATAACAAATGAATCAATATTTAATAATAATTATATAAAATTAGATTTAAATAATATGCCAGTATTAGGAATTGAAAATAATATTATAAAGTATGAAAAAAATAAAGATAATGATAATGATAATGATAATGACATTGACATTGAAAAAGATGATATTGAATATAATTTATTAGAAGATAGTATGGATAATATAATAAATGATACTAGTAATCCAGAAGAAAAAATAATTCCTCAAAAATCATCAACATTAAATCAACTAACAATGTATGTAAATTATACATCAAAAGAAAAAAATAATATGACTGTTACAACAAATGATGTTAAATTTTATTATAAAGAAAAAAATATAAAATCACCATATAAAAATCCAATACCATTAATAGATTTACAGCCTGGACAAACAATAAATTTTTCAGCAATAACATCATTAGGAACAGAAAGAGAAAGTGCAATATATTCTGCTGTATCAGTTTGTTATTATAAAGAAATAAATGAAAATGAATTTGATTTTATAATTGAATCAAGAGGTCAATTAAAAGAAGATAAAATATTAGAAGTAGCATTATTAAATTTAATTGAAATTATAAAAAAAATTCCAGAATTAATTCCTGATAATAAAACTGATAAAAATTTAAAAGGAGAAATATTAATAAATGGAGAAAATAATACAATTGGTAATTTATTATCACATGGTTTACAAAATCATAAAAAAATTAAATTTTCTGGATATTGTGTTCCACATTTATTGGACGAAAAAATATTAATATCATATGAATTATACGATAATGAATATAATATTAAATATATATTAAATGAAGTAATTCATTATTTTGTAGAATTGTTTAATAAAATATTAAAATTAAATTTAAAAAAAAATTAAATTTGTACTTCAGTTTCATTTAATTTATCAATAGAAACAGTTTGAAATCTTTTAGGTACTTCAATAAATCTAGTATATCTATTAATATTATTTTCTTTATTATCTTTGTTAATTTCTTTATAATTTAAATTAACAAATAATTGTTTATCTTCTTTAATAGGAATAATAAAACTAGGTGTTGAACCTTCAGATGAAATTATTTTACCATTAAAATAATATCCAGAATTACCCCATATATTAATATCAATTGAACTAGTTTTATCGTCAGAAATTTTATAATATGGAACAATTATAGCCAAAAAATTATGTAATTTATCTGTTTTTTTTTTATATCTATTTAAATTTTTATCAAAATATTCATTTTCTTCTTTAATACTTCTTTGAGTAAAAAAATAATCAATTGATTGAAAATCTTTAGTATCAAAATTACCATTAAATGCTTCATCTAAACTTGCCATTATATTTAAAACATAATATTTTTTTAAATATTAATTAATTCATATTTAACGATTAAAAAATTATTTTTATTATAAATTTTAGTGTTTATATAATCATTAGAAAATATTGATTTATTATTATATTGATCAATAAAACAATTGATATTAATTATTTTATTATTATTAATATTAATTGCATTTATAATAATTTTATTAATATTATTATATTTTATTTTATTATTGTAAGAAATTAATTCACCATTTCTAGATTTTGTAATTAATCTTAATTTATTATTATTTTTATTAAATTGTATAATTTTTATTTCAAATATAATAATTTCATGTTCTGATTCATTATTGCGATAAATATATTTTGAATTATTTATATTATTTAATTTAGAAACTAATAATTCATTCATATATATGTATATAAAAAAAAATATCTAAATACTTTTAATGATTAAATATTTAGTTGAATTTATAGGAACATTTATTTTTATTTCAATTATACTTAATAGTAGTAGACCACAATATTCTTCCTATGCACCATTAGCAATTGGTCTTGGTTTAGCTGTAGTAATACAGTTTGGTGGTTTTATATCAGGAGGACATTATAATCCTGCAGTAAGTTTTTCAAGTTATTTAGATAATAGAATAAGTAGTAATGATTTAATATCATATATTATAGTACAAATATTAGCGGCATATGTTGCAAAATATTTTTTTGATAAAACAAAAAATATACCATAAAACTTATAAAAACAATATATAATAGTTTTTATAGGTTTAATAAAAATAAATATATTAATATTAATATATGGAAGAAAAATTTAAATTTGAAAACACAAATAATTTTAATATGTTATTAATTACACCAAATATAATATCATTATTTGATCATAATGATTTAAATTATTTAGAAAATATAATAAATTTAAATGTATATGAAAATATAATTTTTAATTCAGAAAACTTTATTGATTTATTATCTGAAAAATTAGAAATTTCAAAATATAATAAAGAATTAGAATTAACAACACAAGTTATTTTAGAAATACCAAATTATATTTATGAAATTATTTATATTAAAGAATTAAAAGATACTGATGATAAAATAAATGAAATAGGTAATTTATTAAATACAAATGGAGAAAATATTTATGGTAATTTATTATTAATGAAAACATATATACCATCATTATCAGATTCAATATTGATTAAAGATACAATTAAAGAAGATATACAAACAATATTAAATGCACGTGCATATATAAATATTGTAATATATGATAATGAATGGACAAATAAATTTGTAAAAAGTAATAATTTAGAAGAATTTGCAAATATTTTTTTTGAAGATAAATATTATAAATGTGAAATGCCATTTTTATTACATAATATTAATATATGGTATGAATTATGTGATGGATGTTCAAAAACTTTATGTGGTAAATTATTAGAAAGACCAATATATAAATGTATATGGTTTACAAAAATAAATGAAGATTATAAAGGTAATTTATCATTAAATGAAGTTAATAAAATTATAAAATTATCAAATATATTAGAATTTCCATTTAACCCTACAGAAGATATGTTAAAAGATGAATTTGATTCATATAAAAGAAAAATAATTAAAAATAAATATAAAATATTAGATAAAGTGTATAATGATATATTATAAATAAATATATAATATATATTATATGAGTTTAAATGACTTGCAATTTATGACTAATTTATATTCAAAATTTGATGAATTAGGTAATGGTACAGAAGTTAAAAATTTAATACAAGACAATAATACTGATAATAATATAATTGATAATATAAAAAATAATAGAAATATAAATTATGAAGACTATAAAAATATAAATTATGAAGATTATAAAAATAATAGAAATACAGAAATTACTGAAACTTTTAATAAAAATAATGGCTATGATTTTTTATTAGAAGATACAAATATACAAAATAAGACTAAAATAAAACAAAATAAAAAAAAGGAATCAAAATATATATATATATTTATGTTAATAATATTTAGTATATTAAATTCATATTATGTAATAAATTTAATAAATTCAAATAATATACCATATAATATATCACTATTAATAAGAGGTATAGTATTTATATTGTTATATTGGATATATAAAAAAATTGATTAAAATTTTTATTGTGATATAATTTTAATAAAATGCCACCTAAAAAAGTTAAATCTGATATTGAAGTAAAACCAACTAAAACTAAAAAAACAACAGAAAATACTGATAATACTGACAATAATGATAATATACTACCTAAAACAACAAAAAACAGTAAATTAAAAGAAGAATCTAATGAATTAGAAGAAACTAAACCAAAAAAAAAAAATACAATTAAAAAAGAAACAACTAAAAAAGAAATTGTTAAAGAAACAATTAAAGAAACAATTAAAGAAACACCAAAAAAAGATACAAAAAAATTAAATAAAAAAGAAAAAGAAATATTACCAAATAATACATCAGACCAAATAAATGATGTTATAAATGATGAAATATTTAATGAATTAAAATTAGAATTTATAGATGTATGTAATAAACTTAAAGAATGCGATAATCAAAAAAGAATAATAGATTTACAAAAAAATGAAATAGTAAATAAATTATTAAAAATTAGTGAAAATTCATTATTAAAAAAATCTAATTTATTTGATGTAAATACAAAAGCATCAAATAATATGAGTAAAAATATAATTAATTTGAGTGATTCAGAATCTGAAGAAAGTGAGTCATCAGATTCTTCAGATTCAGACTCAGATTCTGACAGTAATAAAAAAGTGCATAAAAAACCTTTAAAAAAAGTAGTTGAATCAGATGAAGATAGTGACTAATAAATTTATTTATAAACAATAAAAATTGATTTAATTATTATTAAATGTTTATTTAAATTAAAATGGTACTTTGGACAGAAAAAGCTTTAAAATATTTAATAAAATTTAATATTGTTGAATTAAAAGAAAAACAAATAGATGTTATAAATGAAATTTTACAAAAAAATGATGTCGTTGCATTATTACCAACTGGATACGGTAAATCTTTATGTTATTTATTACCATCATTATTAATAAAAAAAACAATAATTATAATTAGTCCATTAATATCTTTAATGGATGATCAAAAAAATAAATTAATAAAATTAGAAATACCGGTTAGTGCTTTACATTCATATAATTTAAACAAAAATAAAGAAATAGATGATATTATAGATGGAAAAATAAAAATAGTATATATGAGTCCAGAATATGTATTTAATGGTACAGGATTAAAATTAATAACAGATTTAAATGAAAATAATCAATTAGGATATTTTGCAATAGATGAAAGTCATTGTGTAAGTTCATGGGGTCATGATTTTAGACCAGAATATTTAAAATTAAATGAGTTACGTAATATATTTCCAAATATACCAATAATGGCATTAACAGCAACAGCAACAGAAAAAGTTGTAGATGAAATAATAATATCATTAAAATTAAATAATCCAAAAAAAATTATAGCAAATTTTGATAGACCTAATTTATATATTGAATGTAAATATATTCCAAAAATTATGGTAAAAAATAAACAAAAACAAACTCCATATCATGAAATAATAATAAATTATATAAATAAATATAATAATGAACGTATTATTGTATATGTTAATAGCCGTAAAGAAACAGAAAATATATCAACAAAAATAAATGAGTTTTTAGGATCACAAATATCTAATTCATATCATGCTGGATTATCAAAAAAAGAACGTGAAAGAATACAAAATGATTTTAATAATAATAATTGTAATGTTATAATATCGACTATTGCATTTGGTATGGGTATTGATCAAATTGTTAAATGTGTTATTATTATTGGTTGTCCATCTTCTATTGAAGAATATTATCAACAAATTGGACGTGGTGGTCGTGATGGTTTACCATGTGATACTATTTTTTATTATGATTTAAGTAAAAAAATAATGAAAAGAGAAATAATAAAAAAAGAAAATAATAATATATATCATAAATTGCAACATTTAGAAAAAATAGATCAATATTTTTATACAAAAAAATGCAGACGACAATTTATATTAGAATATTTTACAGAATCAACTGAAAATTATTTTGACAATAATGGTTTTACATGTACAAATTGTGATAATTGTATTAATTGTGAATTAATAGATATAACAGAACAGATATGGGATTATAAAATAAATAATAATAAAATAACAAAAAATATAAATTCATTAATTAATGAATTAAAAATTAAAGAATTATTAAATAATTGGAAAACACATGTAATTTTAAAAAAATATACATTAGAAACATTACCCGAACAAATGAAAATAAAAATAAATAATAGTTATAATACATTTTTATTATAAATATTTAAAGATTATTTATATTGTATATTATATATATATATATATAAATTTAAGATTTTTATTTAAATTCTTAAAAAAATATAATATATATCATCTGTTATTTATTTTATAATAAATAAATAGATAAATAAATAGATAAATAAATAAATAAATAGATAAATAAATAGATAAATAAATAAATAAAATGTGCAATTATATATATGCAATATGTTTCCTTGTATAATATATTTTTATATATTATATAATTGAGAAAAATTATTATTAATTTATATTTAATAAAATATAAATTAAAGTAATGAATATATCAGATTTAATCAAAAATTCATTAGATTATTATGATAATCAAAATATAAAATATAATAAATATTTACCATTAAATTCAATATTATTAAATAATGAAAAAACAATAATAAATAAAAAAGATAATAATATAAGTGTAAAAATTAATTATGAAGTATTAGGAGTATTTGATTATAATACAAAAATATTTATATGGGGATGGGTATTACCATATTTAAATAGTAATGAAACTAAAATATCAAGAGAATTATTAAATTATGGATTAAATATAAATCCGTCATCAAGTACTCCTGATCATTTTTATTTAAAATCTTTATTAGTAAATTCAAGAATTAATATAGATACTGATTTTGACATTAATCTTATAATAGCATTATCATCATATTTATTAAAAAATAAATTTAGTTTTATATTTCCAGATACAATAACAAAAAAAGAAGATAATGATTATTTTTTAACAACATATTACATGATTAAATTATTAAAAGATTAAATTGATTTATAATGTAAAAAATTGATTCATAATGTAAAAAATATCTAATAAGATATAATACTATGAATCAAAATATTTGTATTCCATCAAGTTTTTTTTTTATTTTTATTATATTTTTAATTATATTAACAATAATATATTTATATCATACACATCAAAATAATAATTTAAAAATAATTTTACAAGAATCTGATACAAATCAATCTAAACAAACTAATTATTTATATAAAACTAATAATATAAATATTGATAGTTTACCAATAAAACAATTATTAGAAAATAGAGATAGAAGTGTCTTATATGATCCATTAGTTGCACCTGAAAGAAGAATTGATATTTCACAATATCCAAATAATATTAATAATATTAATAATATTAATATAGAAACCCGTGGTCAAACTGATAATTATCAATTAGTCGGTATTGCAACACGTAGTACAGATGAAAAAATTATTCAATTATATGGTAGACCTACATTTCCAAGATCAAATCAATATGAATATTATGTAATAAATTCAACAGATGGATTTGTCACTAAAATACCAATAAATGTAAGAGGAAAAAAAGAAATATTAGATAATGACACAATTAATGTGCATAGGTTAGGAGATTTTCAGGTTAAAATATATGACTATAATACACTAAAGTATAATCCATATATTATATAAAAATTGATAAAAGAATATTTAACTTATTATTTAATTAATAAAATGGAAACTGATTCAATAATTTATAAATTAAAAGATACAGATTATGATTTAAAAATAAAAGACTTTTTAATAAATTTTTTTGAATCAAATACTTATATATATCATCCTGATTATTTGCATCAAATAATTTATAATAATTGTATTAATAAAAAATCTCTTAATATAGAATTAAATGAAATAATATATGAATATTATATAAAAAAGAGAGAGAGTATACGTGAATTAATAAAAAAAAAAAAATTTAGTATAAATTCATTAAATCATATTATAACAAATTTTGATAATTTAATTTTAAAACTAAAAACCATAATATTTAATTATGACAATAATTTAAATAAAATATTTATAAACAAACTATTTTCTGATCAAGTATTAATAAATTTTCTTGAAAATGAAATAATAAATGAAGAAAATATAAATGAAATAAAAATATTATGTAATAATATTTCTATATACTCAGACGAATATATTTGGTTTTTAAAATTAATTGGTGTATCATATAAAAATAATATATTAAATTTTAAAATAGAAGAATGTGAATGTATACCAAATAAATATAAACTTTTTTATGAATTAAAATATTATAATAATAAAATTAAAATAATAAAACAGTTATATAATTTTATAGATAAAATAGAATATATAATAAATCCATTATTATTTGTATTAGAAGATATACTAATTAAAACAATAGATTCATGTGAATTATTAATTGAAATAATAAATTTAATTAATAGTATTGATTATATAATTGTATTATTACAATCAAATAATCAAAATACTAAAATAAAAAATAAAATAACTTTATTATTTAATAGTTTTAGACTAAAAATTAATAATTTTAATCATACTGAAATTTATAATTTTTTAAATTTATTAATAATGTCAAAAAAAAATAATTTTATTCACAATGATGTATTATTAATATTTCAAACAGCAGTTATTGATGATTTAATATTAAGTGTAATTCATGATTACAATTATATAAATAATGATATTGAATTTATAAAAAATATAATTCCATTTTTAATAAATATAAAAGACATAAATATATTTTTTGATAAATATCAAAAATTATTAATTAAACGTATATTATCAAATCAAACAAACATTATAAATGAAAAAAATATTATTGATGAATTTAATAAATTTTTTGATAAAAAATATGTTAATAAAATTAATAAAGTTATAAATGATATTATAGTGTCAAATAGAGATTTAGAATATTATATAACTGAATTTAAATTTAATAATACAATATTAAATTTAAATATTGTAACAACATCATATTCATATTGGGATATTAATTATAATGAAGGTTTTGTAAATTTTAATAATTCAATAAATGAAAATGAAATTATATTTATTGGTCAACATTTAAATTATAATACATTATTTATGAATATAAAAAATTATCAAAATTATTATAATAAAATTTATGAATATAAAAGTAATTTAATTTGGCTTTTACATTATGGTAAAATTATAATTAAATATAATAATTTAATTATAACATTATTACCAATACAATTATTAGTATTAGAATTATTTAATAATATTGATTACATATCAATAAATGATATAAAAAATCAATTATTTTTTGAAAATTATAGTAATAAATTTAAAGATAATATTATTAATTCATTAATAAATGGTAATATATTAAAAAATGGTAATATATTAAAAAATGATAATAATTTATGTTGTTTAAATACATCAAACGATATATCAACAAATTTAATAGAAAATTTTATAAATAATAATATTACTAATAAAAATAATAAAATTTATGAATTAGCACATAATGATATAGATATTATAAGATCTTTAATAAATCATTTTGTAAAAGTACAACCATATAATAAATGTGATTTATATAATTTAATAAAAGAACAATTACATAATAAAATTGAATTAAATGAAAAATTATTTAATAATTGTTTAAATATTATGATTAAATTAGATTATATTACAAATAATGATAATTTAATCGAATATGTTTTTTAATTTATGATTATTCAAAAAATTGATAAAATAATAAATTAGAATAATATACTATAATAAATGACAAATAATATAAAAAATCCATTAAACATTGATAATATATTAACATATGAAGAAACATTAGAATGTAAAAATTTTTATATTTTAGCAAATAATTCTAATGAAATAATAAACAGTGCTATATATTATTATATGATTGATGAAAAATTATATGATGAAATATCAAAAAATATAATTTTAATTAAAGCACCAATAGAATTATTAAAAAATAAAATACATTTATCAAAAGCAAAAATAGTAAAAAATTATGTTATTGATAAATTTAATAAATATAATTATATTTTAAATGAAAATAAAAATATAATATTATTAATATTAAATATTTCAGTTTATAATATTCATACTTATTTAGCACAATTTGAAAAAAAGAATACAATAATTAATTTTAATAAAAAAATATTATTAAATATATATTTTTCAAATAAAATTAATTATTTAAAAGATATATTAGAATTAACTGAAAGCAATTATTGGATTGAAAATTATTATAATATAAATTTAACTAAAAAATTTATAGAATCACAAACTAAACAATCAATACTTCATTTTAAAAATAATATTGCAGATAATAATTATATGGATAAAATAAATAGATCAAATTTAAAAAATAATGTAAATTTAGAAATAATAAATTATAAAATAAATAATAATAATATTATTAGTAAATCTGATATTTTAAAAATATTAATATTATTACCAGAAAAAGAACAATTTATGTTAATATGTAATTTATTAATATCAAAAAATTATGCATATTTAATATTAAATAATTATGATTTATTAATTAAATATAAATATATTTTTAAAAAATATGCACAATTATTTAGATATTTAATTGGTTATGCATGGTCAATTTTTTATTTTGAAGAATTAACAAAAAAATCATTTATTAATAAAAATGATACATTTATATTTGATATAAATACAGCATCTGAATTACCAATATATCCTTTTATATTTAAATATCCAAAATTAAATCCATATATGACACTATATGTTAATGATAATACATTAAAAACAGATGAAAATATAGGTGGTGTATGTAATTTTACAAGTAAAGGTATAACAAATTTAGAAACTTTTTTAAAAAATTTTAATATATTTTGTACTGGACAATTAGATAATAATTTGTTTGAAAATGTAGAATTTAAAAATGATAAAATAGCTATTGGTGGTAGTGTAATATGTGCATGTATTCAAAAATATCATCCATTATTAGAATTATTTAAGAATGAAATAACTGAAGAAGAAAAACTAAGACGATATTTTAATGAATATTATGTAAATTCAGATATTGATATTATGATTCAAACAAATGATAATTTTGATTTTATGAAAAAAGTATATAATTTATATAATCAAATAATTATTAATATTTGTAAATTTAATATATATGCTGAACCATCGTTAATTAAATTAATATCAATTAAAAAAATTTATCTATATATTAATTATTTAGATATAATTAAAGTAATAACAAATAATACTGATTTAATAAAATTATATATAACTGATAATACTTTAATTAATGATCAAGAACAACAAATAAAATATATTAAAAATAATTTAAATAATGAAAAAATAATATCATTATTTAATGATGTACTTAATAATGAAATAAATAATTACAATAATAAATATTCAACAGAAATAAAAAATAATTATCCTGAATTTTTTGATTTTAAATCTGACACAACAAATATTATTATAAAATATAATGATGATAAAACAAAAAAGTATGAATCAAAAATTTTAATAAGTTATAAATATAAAATTAGTTCACCATTTCTTGATCATCCATTAGAAATATTTAGAATATCTTATGATGATTTTTTTTCAACAGTCCATAAATTTCATTTGGCTTGTGTAAGAGCATATTATAATGGTGAAAATTTATATTTAACACCATCTTGTATTACAGCACACTTAACATTAACAAATATTGATTATAATTATTTTTCGGGTCTTGCTGAACCATATGAAATAATAAATAAATATAGAATGCGAGGATTTGGAATATATTTAAATGAATATGATAAAACACAATTATTAAATTATTCTAAAAATAAAATATATTGGAATAATTTATATGATATTACAAATTATAATAATATTAATGGTGTATTAAATTTAAATCATAAAATTTTTCAACCAAGAATTTATAATATTGAAAGTTATTATGAATCAATACCAATTAATATTGAAAATGGATATAATATTATTTCAAAAAAAATAGATTATACACATAAAGATTATTTTGATGAAATTAATAAAATTTATATATTACAATATAACGATTTAAATAATATTTATCAAAAATTATTTACAATTAGTTATGACGGTTCTATTTTACCAATTAAAAAATGGATAATAGAAGCATCATATGATTTTTTATTGTATTAAAAAAATCATATAATGGTTCTATTTTACCAATTAAAAAATGGATAATAGAAGCATCATATGATTTTTTATTGTATTAAAAAAATCATATAATGCTTCTATTTTACCAATTAAAAAATGGATAAAAATTGATTTAAAAAATATTTAACAATAATAATTAAATACATGAATTTAAACGATAAATATTCAGAATCAATAAAAATATTATCAAAATATATTAAAAAAGAAAATGCAAAAATAATTATTAAAAGTATTAATGATTTTGCAATACAATATTCAACAGAAAATGAAGTTCCTTCATTATTTGAACAAATATTTGAAAGTAAATTTGAAGAAATAGTTAATGCATTATCTAAATCGCCAAAATTATTAGATGATATTGAAATTGCTAAAAATGCAGCATTTTTAAAACCAGAAGAATTATTTCCCGATAATTATGAAAAAATTATAAAAAAAAAAGAATTAGAAGAATATAAAAAGAATGATGTTCAATCAACATCTGCATTTACTTGTTCTAAATGTAAACAAAAAAAATGTTCAGTTATTCAAAAACAAACAAGAGCTGCTGATGAACCAGCAACTACATTTGTAACATGTTTAGAATGTGGACATTCTTTTTCGTTTAATTAAATAAAATTGAAAATATAAATAATTGAATAATAAATTAATAAGAATGGAAATAGAATATTTTATAATTCGCGCTTTATTATTATTTATTATATCATGTATAACATCAGTAATTATTAAAATTATAAATTATGATATAGCATTTAATATCATATTAAATAATGTATGTTTAACATATTTAATAATTATAGTAATAAATAATACCAATTAATTTAATAATTTATTTAATTTTAAATATTTTGTTTTATATTTTATATATTTATAGTAATATTTATCTTTTATACTACCACCACCAGTAACTATATTAGTATTAGTATTAGTATTAGTATTAGTATTTGAAAATTCTAATAATTGGTTATCACCATATTTAATATCAAAAGATATATTAGTTATATCATTTTGTGGTATTTTTGTTTTAAAATAATTTAAAAATGTATTTTTATTAAAATTATTATTATCATAGGATAAATTAAAAGTACCAAATTTTAGATTATCATTAATATCCAGTAAAAAATGTGTACCCATTAATTGATATATAAATTTAACAGTAATATTTGTATTTGTATTTTTATAATATTTATTCCATAAATATGAACCTTCAATTGCTGTGTGCATTACACATATATTGCCAACTAATCCACATATAGTAATTTCTAATGTTATTGGTATATCTGTTGTTTTATAAAAATCCAATATATATTCCATTAATCCAGTTGAATAATTTGTATAATTATTTTCATTAGTTTCAATTGTATTATCATATGTAATATGATAATTAAAAGCACTATATGAATCATAATTACAATATTCACCTTTAGTTAATTGAATAAAATGTTTATTATAATGTGAACTTAATGCAACAATATTTAAATTAATATCATTTAAATTTGGTTCACCTTTATGTGAACATTTATTTGAATTATTTAAACCAATTGTATGTTTTTGTATTTTATCTTTATTTAATATATTAATAATATGTGCATATTTTGTTATATAATATAAATACGATAATTCAGTACCTAAAATTAAATTATCAAAATATTTATAATTAATTTTATTTAATTCAGTTTTAATAGTGTCAGTTGCTGTTTCTATTATAGATTTAATTTGTATTGATTTTTGTATTTTTGTATTTTTATATAAATTAGAATTATCAGTAGAATTATTACTATTACATGTTCTATTTTTATTTCTACAATGTGCTGGAAATAATGATAAAGATGCATGTAAATTTGGATGATAATCACGAGTAAATACAATAAATTCATTTTTATCAATTAATGTTTCTATTTCTTTCATTTGATTAATACTATTAATTAATTCACTACCTCCTAATGATCCTCCAGCTATAAAACAATTTTGTACATCAATTACTAATAAAATTTTTTTAGTATTTTCCATTTAAATATATATATATATATATATATATATATATTAAAATACATTAAATGACAATTTATAAAAAATACAATACCGAATCAGATATATCAATATTTGAACCAAAAATTATAAAATTTTATACTAATTATTTAGAAAATACAATTGGACAAAACCCAGATACATATATTTATATTAAAATTAATTATGAATATTCATTTTATGCTAAATCAAATAATGATTGCACTATTATCGAATATATATATTGTTTAGATTGGAATGAAAAAATAATAGAAGAATTTATTAAATTAAAAAAATTATTTAAATAAAATATATAATTTTTTAAATATAATTATATAAAAGGAAATGTATTAAGTATGGTTTGTAAAAATATACAATATTATAATAAATATTTAAAATATAAACAAAAGTATTTAACTTTAAAACAAAATTTAGAAAATAATATATAAAAACATTTTTAATATATAAAATATGTTAAAAGAATTTGATAGTATAATTTATCATAATAACTGTCCAGATGGTATATTTGGTTTATGGTGTGCTTATTATTATAATAAAAAAAATTTAAATAATGACTTTAATAAAATTGGTATTAGTGCAGGTTCAATTCCATATGATAATTTTACAAATCAAAATATAATATTTATTGATGTATGTCCTTCATTTGAATATATTATTGAAAAATCAAAAACAGTAAAAAAAATAACAATATTAGATCATCATAAAAGTGCATATGATGAATATTTAAAAAAAAAAGAATTAATTGATAAATTAAATAATGTTGAAATAATATTTGATATGAAACGTTCTGGTTGTCAAATAGCATGGGATTATTTTTTTCCAGAATTATATGCTTTATGGTTTATAAATTATTGTGCAGATCAAGATTTGTGGACATGGAAATTAAATTCATCTAAAGCAATTAATAATGCATTTCATATAAATAATTTTTATGATGAAAATAATTTAGATAAAATTACAGAATTAATAAATTATACTGACAAAGATAAAAATAAATTAATTGAAGAAGGTATTTTAGTTGATAAAGTGCGACAAATAACATTAACTGAACAATTAGAATATTCTGAACGTTGGAAAATGATATTTAATGATTCATTATATAATATAGAAGTTGGGACAATTGGTATAAATATGAAATCTGAATTTGGTAATTTATTAGCCAATAAAAATAATGCTAATTTTGGTGTTATTTGGAATTATTCGCCAAAAGAAAATATATGGTATATAAGTTTAAGAGGTCATGATAATAGTCCTGATTTATCAATTATTGCAAAACATTTTGGTGGTGGTGGTCATGCAAAAGCAGCTGCATTTAGATTAAATGAAAATCCATTTGGTTATTTATTTTATATTTAAATATGTTTGCTTTTATTTTGTATAATAATATTAGTGTTAATGAAAATACCAAAAAAATTAAATCTGTCAATACATTGTTAATTAAATTAAATGAAAAATCCATTTAATTTAATTATTTAAAAATATTATGTAATATTAAAAATATTAAAATAAATAGTATCATTAATATAATTTATAAAAAACTTAATTTATAATAATAAGAAAATAAGATATATATATAAAATACTAAAAAAAATTGAAAAATATATAAATTAATAAATAATAATATAAAAATGAGATTTTCTAATATTATAATTCAAAAACAAAAATTAATATTTTCAACATATTTTGTTGGAATGATAACATATAATTTTGTAAATGCTTATCATACTGGACAAAAAAAATTAATTGAATATAGAATGAAACCTATATATGTAGAACCTAATACTTCAAAAACAAAATTTCCTTATCATTTATACGAAGAACCAAATCCTGCAGATTATTATATAGAATCAAAAGAATATGAAATTGTTTCAACAGAAATTTATAATAAATCTTTTCAACATTTTATTGATTCATTGGTTTTTCCATTTAAAATAACATGGGATGTTATACCATATTTAGTAATTATATTAAATGGCAAAACTAACTCAAATGATAAATAAACCAAATAATTAAAGATAAAAATATTAAAAAGCAATATGAAGAGTTTATAAAAAAATATCCAAATTTATTTTAATTAAAATTATAAATTATTTATACATATTAATAAATGTCAAAAAGTGAAAAAACTATTGAAGAAAAATATAAAAAATTATCACAAATCGAGCATATATTATTACGTAGTGGTATGTATATTGGTAGTACTACATCACAGTTAATTAAACACTTTATTTATGAAGATAATAAAATTATTTTAAAAGAAGTAATGTTTAATTATGGATTATATAAAATAATTGATGAAATAATATCAAATTCATATGATGCAACACTATCTGACAATACTGTTAATAAAATTTCAGTTAATATTTCTGATAATAAATTTATTATTGAAAATAATGGTAAGGGTATTGATGTAGTTATACATAAAACTTATAAAAAATGGGTTCCTCAAATTATATTTTCTGAATTATTATCATCAACACATTATGATGAATCTATAAATACAGAAAAAACTTCATTTAGTGGACAGTATGGTTTAGGTGTTAAATTATCTGCAATATTTTCATCAAGTTTTACAATTGAAATTGTTGATTTTAAAAGAAAATTATTATATAAACAAACTTACAAAAAAAATTTATCAATAATTGAAGAACCAACTATTACACCAATAACAAAAGATATTAAATCAGGATATGTTAAAATTATTTGTATACCTGATTTTAAACGTTTTGGTATTGAAAATTTTGGTGATATGATTAATGTATTAAAAAGACGTGTTATTGATTTAGTTGGATTAGTTAAAGATAATGTTTCAATTTATTTAAATGATGAGAAATTACAAAAATCATCATGGCAAAGTTATTTAAATTTTTATCAAAATGATTGGATTTATGGAAAATGTGGTAATTGGGAATACGCAGTAAGATTTAATAATAATGATTATGAATCAAATACACATATAACTTTTGTTAATTCAATATTTACTAATGATAATGGTAATCATTTAGATTTTTTTGTTTCTTTATTATTACCAAAATTACAAAAATTAGTTTCAAATGAAATAACTATTAAAATTATTAAAGATAATTTAAATATTGCATTGAAAACAAATATTGAAAATCCCGAATTTTCATCACAAATTAAGAATAAATTAACTACACCTATTAATAAATTAGAATGTAATATACCTAATTCTTTTTGGAATACATTAAAAGAATCAAATATTATTGAAAAATTAAATAATATTGCAAATAGTTTAACACAAAAACAATTATCTAAATTTGATGCATCAAAAAAAAAAATAATAAAAGGTATAGCTAAATTAGATGATGCCGTTAAAGCTGGTACAAAAGATTCATTAAAATGTACATTAATTTTAACAGAAGGGGATTCAGCAAAAACATTTGCAATTTCTGGATTAGCTGCAATAAAAAATGGTCGTGATTACTATGGTGTATTTCCATTAAAAGGAAAAATGTTAAATGTACGTGAAGCTACAATTTCACAACTAAATACAAATGAAGAATTAATTAATTTGAAAAAAATTATGGGATTTAAAAATAATGTAAAAATTAACGAATTAAGATATGGATCAATATTATTAATGATGGATGCAGATGAAGATGGGTCACATATAAAAGGATTAATAATAAATTTTTTGAATTATTTGTATCCAGATTTATTAAAAATAGAAAACTTTTTAAAAGTACTAGTAACACCAATTGTCAAAGTATTTATTAAAAATGAAATATTAAATTTCTCTAATTTAAGAACATATAATAATTGGCTTGAAAAGAATAATTCAACTAATTATAAAATAAAGTATTATAAGGGTTTAGGTACATCAACATCTACAGAAGCAAAAGAATATTTTAAAAATTTAGATAATAACACAATAACCATTATTGATAATAATAATCAAGATGATATTTTATTGGGATTTTCAAAAGACAAAATTAATGAAAGAAAATCATGGTTAATAAATTATGATGAAAAAAATATATTACAAATTGATCCACCATCAAATATAACAATAAATGATTTTATTCATAAAGAATTAATTCATTTTTCAAATTATGATAATTTAAGATCAATACCATGTCTAATTGATGGATTTAAACCATCACAACGAAAAATTTTATATGCATGTTTAAAAAAAAATTTAAAATCAACAGAAATAAAAGTTGCACAACTTGCTTCATATGTTAGTGAACATACTGCATATCATCATGGTGAAAATTCACTGTGTGAAGCCATTATAAAAATGGCACAAAATTTTGTTGGTTCAAATAATATTAATTTATTAGAACCTATTGGCCAATTTGGATCTAGAATAAGTAATGATGATTCAGCATCACCAAGATATATATTTACATGTTTAAATAATATTGTTGATAAAATATTTAAAAAGGAAGATCAAGAATTATTAATTTATAGAACAGAAGAAGACCAAATTATTGAACCATATTTTTATTTACCAATTATTCCAATGATATTAGTAAACGGGTGTCAAGGTATTGGGACAGGTTTTTCAACATTTATACCAAATTATGATTTAAATGATGTAATAAATTGGTTCAAAGATAAATTACAAAATAAAAAAACAAAATTATTACATCCAAAATATAATAATTTTACCGGAAATATATTACCCTATGATAATACTACATATATATCAAGTGGTATATATAATTTAAATAAAGATAAAATAATAATATCAGAATTACCAATTAAATTATGGACATCATTATATAAAGAAGAATTAGAAAATATGATGGAAGAAGGATTAATAAAAAGTTATATAAATTATAGTTCAGATATTGATATTCATTTTGAAATAAAAGTGTCAGATATTGATAATATTTTAAAATTAGAAAATGAAATAGATGAACATGGAATAACAGGAACAAGTAAATTTTTAAAATTACATAAAACATTAAAAATAAGTAATATGACATTATATGATGAAAATTTGAAATTAAAAACATATGAAACAGTAGAAGAAATATGTGAAAGTTTTTATAAAATGCGATTACCATATTTTCAAAAAAGAAAAGATTTATTGTTAAATAAAATAAAAAATGAAATAGATAATATAGAAAATCAAATTAAATTTATTTTATTAGTTAGAGAAAATAATAAAATATATAAAATGGAAGAAAAATTAATATTAGAGTTATTAATAAAAAATAAAATTAAAAATGGTCCAGAATTAATAAATATGAGTTTTAAGTTATTTACAATTGAATATTTAACAAAATTAGAAAATAAAATAAAAGATTTAAAAAATACAAAAAAAATATTAGAGAGTAAAACGGATAAAGAATTATGGTTAAATGATTTAGATAATATAAAAAATTGAAAAAAAATATTAATATAAATATATTTGTATATAGTAAAATGGAATACGAAATTCTTGAATTTGAAGTAACTAAAATTATATATTGTGGCTTTGTGGCACGTATTATTAATACAAATAAAGTTTTATATTTTGCAAAATTTCCTCCTGCACAAAGTACATGTTCTCCTAATTTATCTGTTGAATCTTCAGATGAAGAAATAAAATCTGATATTGTAACAAAAAAAACAATGATTAATTTTATAAATTCTACAGACATATATCAAATTGATGGATCATGGAAAGGTGGAAAATGGGGATCAAATAACTTTACTATTACAAGTAATACATGGTTACCACAATTATGGATAGGAGATAAATTTATTCTTAATAAAATTAAAAATGGTATTATTAAATTTAAACCAGAACATTTTAATGATAATGATATTATTATTGAAAATACTGAAAATAGTGCATGGTCATGTAATATTACATGGTATAATAGAATTTATTCTGTTTATGTAACCGACCAAGTTATGGAACAACATGCAACTGATACATTATTTTGTTGGTCTCAAAAAGAAAATTTAGATGAATTAAAAATTAAATTAGCACAACGTAATTATGGACCAAATGTTGATTGTCCCGGTAAAATAATACCATGTGCAGGTGAACATATACAACCAGAACAACCTAAAAATATACGTGAATTAGCATTAATAGCAATAAATGAAGAAATTGGATTACCAAAAAAAACTATTTCTGAATGTTATTTAATTCCACTTGGAATTTATGATGATGATGGACGTGATCCAAGATATTGGACATATTCAATGTTACAAAATAAAAAAATTATCACATGTGGTGTTGAAAGAAAATCTACAGCTGTAGCATCAATATTATATATTGAATCTGATACAATGCCAACTGAAATTTCATATACCGATAAAGAAGAAATAAAAAAAAAATGGTGGTCAAAATATAATAGTTTATCTAATTATTCAGAAGAATTATGGATGTTAAAAAGTCATTTTGAATTTTTTAATGATTTAAAACCAACTATTAGAAAATTTAAACTGTTAAAAAATGAAGAAAAATTAAAATTAAAATTATAATCAATAAAAATTGAAATTATTTTATTTATAAATTTATAAATATTAAAAAAATGGTTACACTATATTATATATGTGAGTATTGTTCTACATATAATATTGAAATAATAAAAAATCATAATACATTATTGAAATCTAAAATTATCATTAAATATATTTCAAAAGATAATTGTCGTATTTGCAATGAGTGTGAATGTTGTAATAATTTAAATTTTTGCAAATATTGCACTTAATTTATTTCATTGGAAAACAAATGTTTATTTTATAGGCCAAAAAAAATTGAAATTTTTTTTTTATTATATATCATATAAGATTAATAAAAAAATCATGACAACAATCCTTCCTGCTTATTATTTAACGTGTAGTTCGTGTTTTAAAGTTTCTGGAATAATGACAGGTGGTATTAATTGCGATATTTTGACTAAAATGATTACAAAAGATCAATGTCGTTATTGTTCAAATAAAACTCATTGCAAAGTAAATGGATGCAAAAAAAATCATAAATCACATTTATGTCGAATTTGCAATAATCCTGATTCTACTCATGCATCATGTAATTGTGCAAGTATATGCGTAAAATGTCAATATACTTTTGTTGATTATGCAAATAAATATTGCAAATCTTGTGTTATGGCAACATATCTAAAATAATTATTTATTTATTTATTTATTTATTTATTTATTTATTATAATCAATTGATTTATATGCACAATAAATAAAGAAAAATGCTAAAATATTACGCATTGAATTATTATTTTTTTGTTTTAAAATAAAATAAGACAATAACCATGCATTAATGAAATCTGATATTATAACAAAAATACCAATTTGTGTTGAATTAAAACCATATAAAGTACTTAATTGATGATTACCCCTTAATGTAAATTGATATTCTATAAATACAACTGGAACAGCAATTAATAAAGCTTTTAAAAAAGACCAATTGGTTTCTTTTAAATGATAATATGATGCTATAGTATAAAATACAGAACCAATATAAATAAATAAAAATATAATATATTTATTGTAAACCATATTTGGATTATAAATTGTTTTTTTTAAACCCATTAATTCAAAAATATAATAAATATTTGTTAACAATAAATAAGCACCAATAAAAATTATAATTATACTTTTTATAATATTAATATTTAAAACATTTCCTTTATTATCTTCATTAAACCATAATTTTATACCGTATAATACTATTAATATACCACTAATAAATAAAAATACTTTATTTTGATCCATTAATTATATTTATATTAGATATAAATATTTTATTTTGATACATTATTTGATATTATATTTTTATATTCATAATAATTTAATGTTCCTATACGTGAATTACAATGTGTACAAATTGGTATTAAATTATCAAGTGCTAATGTTCCGCCTTTAATTTCAGGAATAATATGACCAGTTGAAAAAGAAAATGGATTTAGTTTTCTAATATTACATGTTGGACAATATACTTCAAAATTTTTACCAAAATTTAATAACCAAATTTTTTCTTTAATACCTTTATTTATATATTTTTTTTTATATTTAATTATAGTCATTAAATATATCTATATAAATTTATTTAAACATAATATAATTAAATTATATAATGCCAGTATATAAAATATTAGGAATATATTCATATGCAGAAAATTTAAAAAATATTAAATTAAATGATTCAGTAATATTAAAAAATGAAAAATATAATATAAAAAGTAAAAATGCAATTGGTGTTTATACAACTAATAATAAAAAAATAGGATATATATCAGAAGATTATAATAAAAAAAATATAAATTATAAAATAACTAAAATAGTTTTAAATCAAGATAATCCATTAGTTGAAATAAGTTCAGAATATTTATTAATAAATTATTTAGAAAATGTTGAATACCCATATGAAAAAAAATTAAAATATAATTATAATATAATTAATATACCAGAAGAACTTAATACTGCATTAATTAAATTAGAAAAATATTTACAAACAAAAAAAATAAAATTAAAACGTTCAGCAGTAATATATTATGATGAAAATTATATTAATTTATTAATTGAAACAAAAAAAATAGAAAAATTAGAAACAGTTACATTAAAATATTTTAAGGAAAATAAAGATAAATATGAAGAATTATATGAAAATAAATTAATAGATGTAATATTTTATCGTGAATTATTAATTTATAGATTAGAATGTTATTATGAACAAGTTTATACAAATATATTAGATTATAAAGATTATGAATTAGATTATAGTTTTACTGAAAAAAAAATACATAATAATTTAAAATATTCATTATTATTTTTTAAAATATATATAAAATATTTAATAACAAATGATAATTATTATTTATTAAAAATTAATGAAATACCATTAAATGATTTAAATGTAATACAAACTTTTATTGATGATAATAAATTAAAAATAGGTAATTTTATGTATGATCATCAATTAAAAATATATGATTATATTGAATTTATTAATGATAATAGTGTTTTTGTAATTTCTGATGAAATAAATAGTAAATATTTATATTCTGCTTATTTAGCACAAAAACAAAATTTAATAATATATAATCCGCAAAAAGGTATAATTAATTATATTGAATTAAAAAATTTGAATTAAAAATGTATTATTTAATATATATATAATATGAAAATTTGGGAAGCTGTTTATAACAATATATATTTAGGAAATGTAACAAATAAACCAATAGAAATTATAACAATTATTAATAATTTATTATATTTATCAATAGCATCAACAGGTAAATTATATAATAAAGTTGTTATAAATCATCAATTTGAAAAATATGTTTATTTTGAAATATTAAATAATTCGCCATTATGGTCTTTAAAATATATAACATCAATTAATAAATTAGTTATTGAAATATTTTTAGATGAAAGTTTATTAAATGACTATATGGATAAATCAATTGCATTAAATTTATTAATTAGTAATGAATATGATATATTGCCAAAATATACTAAATTTAATAGTGATAAAAGTTTTTTTCCGGAAAATAATCCATATGAACCAACTAATTTAAATTTAATTTTATATGATTATCAAAAAAAATCATTAGGAAAAATGATTGAAATGGAAAAAAATATAATTAATTTTGAAATTGAATATAGTGTATTATTAAATTTTAAAAATTTAATAAATATAAATTTTGATCCGATTAAAAATATTATATCAAATAAAAAAAGAATATTTAAAATATTATCAAAAGGCGGTATATTAGCAGATGAAATGGGATTAGGTAAAACAATAACAACATTAGCATTAATATCTTCTAATCCGTGTCAAGAAAATATAAAAATAAAATATTCACCATGTGATGAATATTATAAATTACATACTAAAGCAACATTAATATTATGTCCATCACATATAACAAAACAATGGGAAAATGAAGCAAAAAAAATAAATTCTAAATTAAAAGTTTTAACAATATTAACAAAAAAAGATCATGATCGTGTATTATATAAAGATTTTATAGAAGCAGATATAATTATTACAAGTCATCAATTTTTAATGAATTTTTCATATTATCCTGCAATAAATTACATAAAAATTAGACCTTCACTATATTCTTCAAAAGACAGAAATTTAAAATTAAAAAATTATTATAATCAAAATATTTTTAAAATACCCGATAATCAAACTGACTGTAATATGGATAATTCTACTTATGAAAAAATAAAAAATATGAATTGTCCATTATTTGAATATTTTTATTTTCATCGTTTAGTTTTAGATGAAGGACATGAAATTTTTGGTGAAATGTTGCAAAATATATCACAGGCTAGATATATGTCATCATGGTTAAGTTCAATAAATGCGAATAATTATTGGTATGTATCAGGTTCACCATTTATAAATTATAAAGGCATATTAAATAGTTTAAAATATTTAAATTTAATTTTACAAGATACTGAATTAAATTTTACAATTGACAGTAAATCATTTGAAGAATCAGAAATATTTAATAATATATTAAATAAAGAATATTTATGGAATAATATTTTAGGAAAAATATGTATTAGACATCGTAAATGTGATGTAACTAATGAAATTAAATTATTTGGATATAATGAAAATATAGAATGGATTGATTTTACTGAATTAGAAAAAGAATTATATGAAAAACAAAAAGGAAAATTATCTAATGAAGCATTACAACAATTATGTTGTCATTTATTAGTATTAGATTCATATAAAAAACAATTAGGAGGAAATATTGATATAGATTTATCAACAATGCAAAATAAATTAATTGAACATCATAATAAATCAATTAAAGAATATACAATAAAATTAAATAGATTAGATCCATCTAAACAAGAATATAACATGTTAAAAAAATCATATACAAATATATTAACAGAATCAAATTATATGTTAAAAATATTAAATAAATTAAAAAATAATGAATTAGATACAAATGATGATGAAAATTGTCCAATATGTTTAGATAAAGTTAGTGAAGGATCTTTAACAAAATGTGGACATATTTTTTGTAAAATATGTATTGAAAATTGTTTAAAATTTAAATCATTATGTCCAACTTGTAAATCAAATATTAATTCTAATGAAATTTTTATTATTAAAAATAAAAAAAAGCAAAAAATTACTATTAATCCATTAATTGATAAATATGGTTCAAAACTCGGAAAAATTATAATTATGATTAAAAATATTGTTACAAAACCTGAAGCACGAATTATAATATTTTCTCAATGGGATACAATGTTATCATTAATTGGTAAAACATTATCAGAAAATGGAATAGCTAATTGTTTTGTTAAAGGTAATGTTTGGTCAAGAAATAGTGCAATTAATAAATTTAAAAACGGTAAAACTATTTCAGGAGAAGATAATAAAGTTATAATTTTATCATTAAAAAATTCAGCATCAGGAACAAATTTAACTGAAGCGACACATATCTTTTTTGTTGAACCAATAAATGGTAGTAAAGAAGAAATTAATGCAATTGAAGGGCAAGCAATTGGAAGAGTTTGCCGTTTAGGACAAAAACATAAAGTTGAAGTATTTAGAATATTAGTAAAAAATACAATAGAAGAAGAAATATATAATAAACATCATTTTATAAATGATACAATTGAAGTATAAATGAATTAAATTATAAATGATTTAAAATATAAATGATTTGAATTATAAATGATACGCTTGAATTATAATATAATATAATTAAAATATATGGAATTAAAAAGTAATAATTATATTAATAATTATATTAATTTATTACCAAATGATATTAAAATAAAAATATATAATGAGCATCTTGAAATTATATCAAATTTTGAATATATGATTTATTTATTAAATAATAATAATTATAATAATTTAAAAAAATACATTATTAGATTATTACAGGATAAAGTATTTATGAAATATTCTTTAAATAATTCATTACAACTTAAATTAATATTTACTGAAAAATTTATTAATTTAGTAAAAAAAGTTAATTATAATATATTTATTGTAACATTATTTTATTCAAAATATAAATTCATTCATTTTAAGTATAAATTGGTTTAAAAGTTAATAAATATATTATATAATAATAATATGAGTTATTATGATTATATAATAGTTGGAAGTGATCCATACGGTTTAACATGTGCATATTATTTATCAAAATTAAAAAAAAAATTGTTATTAATTGATGATAATAATTCAATTGGTGGTAACTATATAGCTGATAATTATTGTAATTCATCATTTGTTAATTTTAAAAATTTAATATTAGATTTTGGATTTAATTTTTATAATTTATTTACTCCAATAACTCCATTAAAGTTATTTGATAATAATTATTATCCAAAAATATCAATATATCAATTATGGAGCGACAAAATTAAAAAAAATAATTGTTCGATAAAATTAAATACAAAAATTACAAATATTAATTTAAGTGATAATATAATTAAATCTATAAATATTAATTCAAATAATTGTAATGATACAATTTATGCAAATAATTTTATATTTTCAAAATATATTATTAAAAATAAATGTATAAATATTTATTATCACTGGGATACAAAATTAAATTTACAAAAAAATAATTATTTTAATAAAACAGATTGGATGATAACATATGTAGTATTATCGGATTATACATATTTTTATAATGTAAATTCATTTTCAGTTATATTAGTAACAATAAATAATTTAAATTATAAATCAAAATTTACAAATAAAACAGTAAATGAATCAAATGATACTGAAATAATAAATGAATCTTTTAGGCAATTAAAACAATTATTAATAAATTTAAAAACTCCAATTAAATCAACAATATATATAAATAAAAATTATAATAATTACAATATAGAAAATTATAAAAATATAAAAATATTTAATGATAATTATTATAATTTTGAATCATTAGTAATAAATGGAATAAAAACAGTAAATGAATTAGAAAAAACAAATATAAAAATATATAGAGAAGATAATATTATTGAAATTATACAATTTTTACTATTAATTTCATTTATATTATATATTTTTAAAGATAGTTTAAAATAAAAATTACATTATTGAACATGCTAATGCTGCTTAATAAAACCGATAAAATATATAATAAATAATTAATTTATTATATTTTTTAATTATACTAATTATGTTATTGAAGCAAAAATTAAAAAAGAAAAATTAACTGGTAATACATTTACACCTGACCAATCTTTTTGATTTTCGGGTCCATTACCAAATCCAATATCTGACATTGCCATTGGAACAGATATATAATTATTCCATGCAAATATACAATCTTGTGTATTTAAATTCCATATACTAAAAGATCCATATCCTAAAGACTTGTCTAAATCAGAATTATATATATTAAAACCACCTAATGGTGATTCATTATAATCTGACGAACATGCTTGTATATATCCGACAACATTTTTAACATTATTTACATTTGGTGAATTACTAATTATATTTACATTGTATATGTTACATGTAATTATAAATAAATTAGATGCAGAATTAGTATTTGGTAATTGATAATTTGGCATAAGAGTTGTATTATAATTAAATGAAACCCATGCCCATATATCATCATGTTGCAGATAATAAGCAACTCGTTTAATTGTTACTTTAGTAATTTGTGCATTATATGTTGATGCTGCCATAAAAGAACCAGATCTTGATGGTGAATCATATGAATATTTTAAATACCATGTATTATGATCATAATTAATTATAGTTGGTATAATAGGTGAATTTGTAATTTTTGGTGTATAAAATGGTATTTTTGATGGTATTAATGAAATAAAAATTAAAAAACTAAAATTATTTGGCTGAATATTTATATCTGTCCAATCTTTATTAGGTGTTCCATTACCAAAACCAATATTTGGTAATGTATTAGATATATGATTCCATGCAAATATACATTCTTGTGTATTAAAATTCCAAATATTAAATGCACCATTTCCAATACTTGTATCATAATTAGTATTATATATATTAAAGTTACCTGTTGATGCAACATTATAATTTGAAGGCCATGTTTGTATATATCCATCAATATTTTTAACATTAATTATATTTGGTGAATTACTAATTATATTTACATTGTATATTCTACATGCATTTATAAATACATTAGTCGATAAATTAGTAGTAGGTATATCATAATGTGGCATATCAGTTGACTCATATGTAAATGATACCCATACCCAAATATTATTATTTTGCATATAATAAGCAATTCGTTTAATTGTTGATTTTGTAATTGTAGTATTATATATTGAGGCTGATAAAATATCATTAATTCTATTTGAAGTATTATAATAATATTTTATATACCATATACTATTATCATAATTTATTGGTGTATTTGAATTTGATGTAAGTTGTTGTATATTTGTAAATGGTGTTGATGGTAATGTTGAAGTAAAAATTAAAAAATTAAAATTAATTAAAGTTGTTTTTACATCTGTCCAATCTTTATTTGGTGTACTATTACCAAATCCAACATTAGGTAAAATTTTATGATTATTCCATGCAAATATACAATTTTTTGTATCTAAATTCCATATACTAAATGCACCAAATCCAATAGTTGTATTAAAATTAAAATTATATAAACCATAAATACTTGATTGTTGAGGTGGATTATAATATGAAGGACATGTTTGTAAATATCCATTAATATTTTTTACATTTGTTATTTTTGATGAATTACTAATTATATTTATATTATATATATAACATGCATTAATAAATACATTAGTTGTAGAATTAGTAGTGGGTATTTCATAATGTGGCATGTCTTTTGCATCATAATCAAATGATACCCACGCCCATTCATTATTATTTTGCATATAATAAGCAACACGTTTAATATTTGTGTCTACAATTGTAGAATTAAATAATCTTGCTGGCAAAATATCATTAATACGGTTTCCAATAGTATATTGATATTTTAAATACCATAAATTATCATCATATGATAATTGATTTACAGTATTTAATTGTTTTATAACAGTATTTATAATTATTAATAAAGGAAAATTATATGTTTCTAATGATGCCATTTTATATGTATTAATAGATGCATTATATACTGCTAATTCAGCATTGTATGTATTGGCTGATGCCGCTAATGATCCAGTATTGTATGCATTAGCTGATGTTCCTAATGATGCTATATATGTATTCGCTGATGCTCCTAATGATGCTGTATATGCATTAGCTGATGCCCCTAATGATCCGGTAATATATTTATTAGCTGATGCCGCTAATGATCCGGTATTGTATGCATTAGCTGATACTCCTAATGATGCTGTATATACATTAGCTGATGCCCCTAATGATCCGGTAGTATATGCATTAGCTGATGCTGCCAATGAATTATTATTGTAGGTATTTACTGATGCTGCTAATGAATTATTATTGTAGGTATTTACTGATGCTAATTTATATGCATTATTTGATGCTGCTAATGAATTAGTATTGTTTGTATTTACTGATGCTGCTAATGAATTATTATTGTAGGTATTTACTGATGCTAATTTATATGCATTATTTGATGCTGCTAATGAATTA